GGTCGATCTTCTGCCGCATCGTTTGTAGGATGGGTAGATCTGATTTTTCGAAATCCGGCTAAGGCCGATTGACCTTCTTGGGTTTCGCCTTCGCGGGCTCGGTGCCCCCAAGCTCGGGATCGGTGGCACGGGCATAGAGCTGGATGGCGACCGCCTCGCCCATGATGTCGGGCTCGGGAGCCGACTGGATAAGCTCGACGAGGTTGACCACCAGGACCGCGACGGCCACCCCGTTGCTCGGAGGATCGCCGATGCAATCGCGCATCTTCGCCTCGTAGGCGGCAAACTCGTCGGTCTCCGCCAGGGCGTCGAGCACTTGGCACGTCTGGAAAACCTTGGCTTTCCGCAGCTCGGCGGCATCGGTCTTTTTCGGCATTACGTGATCTCCAGGCTGGCGGCGGTTATTGCCCCCGGCCGCAGAATCCGTCCAGGTTTTGAGTGGTCCGCCTCCCGGCTTGTGGTTACGATTGCGCACCGTAACCCGGAGGCCACCATGCGCTCTGTCATCCTCGCCGCCATCCTGCTCGCGGGCTGCGCCCGCGTCGGCAGCTATTACGATGAAACCCGCCTGTCGCAGCTCCAGCCGGGCGTCACCACGCCCCAGCAGGCCGAGGCCATCCTGGGCGGGCGCCCGACGACCGTGGCGCAGCGGGCGGACGGAACCACGGTGCGGGTTTGGTCCTACACCGTCGCCAGCCCCTTCGGCGCCGCCGCCAAGACCGCCACGGTGGTCTTCGGCGAGGACGGCCGCATGCTGCGGGCGGGCTGGACGGACACCCGGCTCTAGGACCGTCAGTGCAGCAGGCGGCGGTTCACTTCCGCCGCTGCCTCGCCCCACGCCAAGCGCGCCAAGTCGCTCTGGCTCGCGGCGCTCTCCAGCATCAGCGCATGCAGGCGCCGGGCAAAAGCCTGCATGTCGGTTTTCTCAACGCTTGTCTGCCCCGCTGGCGACGGGGCGTCATCGTCCGATTTCGGCATTCTGCGGTCTCCTGACGGGCCGCGGGAGTTACCCGCTGCCGCCAAGCCCGTCTAGGGATTATCCCTGCCGGCCGCGAAATCCGGACCGGGCGCACAGCCCGGCGCCGCTATGATGATCGAGCCGTCAGCGCCCTTCGTCACCGTCGCTCGAGTCCGGTGCCACTGACTGAGCACCCGCTGCACTGCCAGCGCCAGCGATGTAACCGGCTCGGTTCGGAGATCGGTGGCGGGCACCGTCTCCTGGATTTCTTCCAGCTCCGCCATCGCCCGCGCCAGCTCAGCGACCATCGACGCCCCTCCCCTCAGATGGACGGGCGGCAATATGCGCAGCCCGCCACGGCTGCCAAGGGCGCAATTTCACGAATATAACCGAGAGTAGAAAAAGGCGGCTTGGGCCTTCAACACCGCCCTCCCTATCTTTTATGGCTGGAAGAATCCATATTCAGTGCATATTAATTATGATCGTGAATCTCTCTCTCTATCCATTATATACCATATCTCTATATTATTTGGCCCATATGATAAAAAAGATAAGAAGAATAAGGAGTTAGAAAGGGCCGATGGCGGGCCGGAAGCCGGGCCGGGGCACTGGCGGAGGGGTGGTTTATTTAGACCGTTCCGGATAGTTTGTTAAAAAATCGGAACGTGGATATGTCATTAATAAATAAATCAAAACGACTCCTTACGTAACGCTATCATTTAGGGCCGGAACGATCGGCTTCCCGGCACGCCAAATGAACACCTATGATTTAGTTATTGAAGCCGTGTTTGCGGATTTGGTTTTCATCCGTATTTTCTTCGATACGAACGAAAATCTGCGATTTATCGCTTGGCTAGGTATTCGCGGATACGGTTTGGATCTGCGTCGCCCTCGACCACGAAGCGCTCGGGCTGCTGCGACCAATACCGGGCTTTGTTTTTCCCGATGCGGTGCCGGCCGAGATAGGTGAAGCCGAGATCCGACAGCAGCTTGTTGATCGTGCGGGTGGCGGGGGCCACCATGCCGTCATCGGCCATTTTGTCGGCCAGCAGCGTGGCGTTCAGCAGCTCCCGGCTCAGCTCGGGCTCGCCGGCCGCCAGGATGTCCTCGACGGCTTCCTGCTCCTCCGTCTTCGCCACATCCACCATGTAGCGCTTGCCAATGGAGGACGGCGCCCGGCCCGCCGGGTCAAATTCCTCGTCAAGCTCATATTCGAGGAGCCATTTCCGCAGCGCTCCGGCCGAGCGCTGCACTGCCCGGTAGAGATGCGGGTAATAATCGGGATTCTCCCGTTTGAAATCCTCCAGGGCGGATTTCACCTGCCAGGGCGAATGCACCACGAAATAGCGACTGTCGCTGTCACCGACCGGCAGGGCGTCGCGGTAATTGGTCAGCAGCAGATACGCGGCCGTGTTGGGGATGAGGTAGGGATCCCGATGCATGCGGCGGATCTGGACCACGGCATTCGTGATGAACGGCTTGATCCGGTTCAGGATGTCGAACCGGTTATGGCCGTGCCACCGCACTTCCTCGACCACCGAGAACAACCGACCCTCCGCCCAGGCGGTGAACCGATCCTCCAGGATGTCGCCGGTCAGCATGCCGACATTCTCCACCCCGAGCGCCGCGGCCATCAGATGAAAGATCCACGATTTGCCGTCGCCCTCGATGCCCTGGAGCACCAGCGCCCAATTCGGCCGCTTCTGCGTCTTCACCACATAGGCGAGATAGGAGAGGAACAGCCGGCGGTCGCGCTCATTCGGGATGAGGTGGGCGAAGTGCCGTTCGGCCAGCGCCACATCCTGCCGCTCGGTCATCCGTAACTGCTCGGGAGTGTCCGGAACCGACCGGTCGCTGTATGTGTTGACGTAGGCGACGCCGTTGAGCGTGAAAATGTCGTCTTCGTCCGGCTTATACATGCGCGTCCGGACGATGGGGATTTGGAACAGCGAAAGGGCCGCGTCCGCCGGTTGCACCTCCGGGAAGGCGCGGCCCTCCAGCACGTCACGGCGGGACAGCATGCGCCGCGCATGGGCGTCGTTGAACGCCTGCCGCGTCATGCTGGTGCCGGTTTCGCGGTGGAAAAACAGTGAGTCATCGGTGCAATAGACCCACCCCTTGACCCACGGCGGCATCCGCTGCCGCTCCGGATCCTCGAAGCGGATCATGTCGCGGCTGTCGCGGATGGACAGGCTGTCGCCCGTCACCCGCTTGTAGGCGCTCCGCAGTCGGCCGGCGATGAGATTGCGGGTGTGCTTCTCGAAGGGCGCCACCTTCGCCAGCGCCGCCGCCTTCAGCACATCCTCCAGCGTCTTCGATTCGGCCAGCGCCGTCTCGACTTCCTGCCGCCGCTCGGTCGATGCCTCGCGCTCGGCCTCTTTCGCCAAGGCCAGGATCCAGCGGGCCGTCTTCGCCCCGGCCCGGTCCGACCGGCGGAAGGTGTCCCATTTCTCCCGGCATTCGTCCTCATTGAAGTTCGAGCACCGTGAGCTGTAGTCGATGAACAGCTCCAGGCCGGTCTCGTCGTCATCCTGGTATTCGTGCTTCAGGGCGGCGCAGATGCCGAGCCATTCGTTGTAGGTCTCGAAGGCCGGGATGAGCATGAGCTTCTGCCGCATGGTGTCGGCGTCGATGCCCACCGGACCCTTCAAGTCGATGTCGGCCGACCAGTCATCCGGATCCGCCACCGCGGCCTTGGGCGCCAGCGGCGCCAGCTCGGTCTTGACCTTCAGCGTCCATCCCAGCTCGGCCGCCATGCGCTCGAATTCGGCGACGATCGCCTGCGCCTGCTCCGCCGTCAGCTCGGTCAGCTCGTCGCGGGGAACCGAGTGAGGGCCGCGCCCGCCGATCCACCAATACGGCTTGCCGGTGTCGGGATGGATGTGGTGCGAGACGAATTGCTGGCCGTCGCCGAGGATCTCCACCTTGGCGTCGTTGCCCCAGCCATCGACGTATTTCCGTGATTGCACCTTGGGGAACGGCGCATCAGTGCGGAACATCAGTAGCCGCTTCGGCCACGCCCCGAAGCGGATCGGCGCCGGCCCGATGTGCTCCAGCACCCACCGCTCCATGTGCTCGGCGGCCTGGATATCCCGGATGTCGAGATCGACGCCCGGCACCGTCGCGGCGAGGATGCCCACGCCACTCTCGGCCTGTCCGTTGCCCACCCATTTTTTCACGAGATCGGGCGTGGCGTGGATCTTCTCCCAGCCCCTCCAGGGCGGCCTTTTCTCGCCCGGCCTTATCGGAATGATGGGATAGCCGCGGGCCAGGACGCGCAGCCCCAGCTCGGCGAGATAGTGTTTTTGTTGCGTCACCGGATCACCTTATCTGTCACTCCTCCCCGCGGGCGGGCGCGTCACGGCATGGCGGGGGCCTCCAGCCGGGCGAAAATCTCGGGGCACAGCAGCTCTCGCGGCATCAGGTGCGGGCCTAGCTCGCGCTCGATGTTCTTCGCCATGGCTGGCGAAATCTGGGATCGGGAGCAGGCCGTGGTCGCAAGAGTGTGAGGGTTGTAACCGAGTTCGACCGATAAATCGGCCAACGTTCCGCGTTCGGACGCGTAAAGAGCGGCCAATCTCAACAGGAACCGAACGCGTGCCTGCCCGCGCCTGTCCGCCGGAATACGCGATAACCAGTCGGGAAGGGGCAGGGCCATACTCGTCCTCGTGTGCTCCGGGTGTTGACTACAACCATCGGTTCGCTGTTTAACGTTGACCACAACCCGCCGCAAGGGCGCGTTGGGAACGGGAGAGAGTGGTTGTGAGTCTCGAACAAAAGATGCAGCTCCTCGTCGAAAGCCTGGATCGCAACACTGCGGCAGTGCTCGCGGCGAGGGGCCTGAACGCGCAGGCATCCGAGCCGGCGGAGGAGATCGCGGAGGAGACCGAGGCGGCGCCGAAGACCGCCGCGGCGCCTGCCAAGCGTGGCCCCGGCCGCCCGCCGAAGGCGAAGCCCCTCACGCTCGATGACTGCAAGGAAGTCGCGTTCGAGGTGAAGGAAAAGCTGGGGACGGATGCTGCTAAGGCATTGATCGCGCAGCATGGCGCGTCGAGCCTTCAGAAGCTCGATCCCAAGAATTTCGCCGCGTTCATTGCGGACTGCAAGAAGTCGCTGGCCGCCGCCCCGGCCGCGGATGACGGCGAGGCCGAGGAAGACCTGTAAGGATCGGGAGCCGGCCCGTGGACGATATCGATACGATCGAGGAAGGCCAGGGCGGGCATAGCCTGTTCGCGCCTTCCGCGTCCGCGGGCTGGCTTGCCTGCGCCGATTATCTCGCGGCCAACGCGGGAAAGGGGGACTCCGCCGGGTTTTATGCCGCGGAGGGCACCGTTTTCCACGCGATAATGACGGACCGGATCGAGCTGGGGTATTTCACGGCGAGGGAGGGCGATGTCGAGAAGGCCGAGGCCGGCGGCATCGTCCATGAGGTGGAAGTGACTTCCGAGATGCTGGCCCATGCCGAAGACTGCGCCCGCATCATCGAAAAACTCTACCAAGAGGCGAGCCCGGCCGACCTATACACCGAGCGGCGGGTGGATTTCAGCGATCTCACCCCGATCGCCCGGCAAGGCGGGACGTGCGATGTCGCCATTTGCTCGCCCGGCAAGCTCATCATCCGCGACTATAAATATGGCCGCGGCGTGCGCGTGGACGCGGAAAACAACCCGCAGCTCATGCTCTACGCTTACGGGTTTTTCCGCGAGTGGGATTGGGCATACGGGTTCCAGCGCATCAATATCGGGATCCTTCAGCCCCGTTTGGAGCGTTTCGACGAGCACGAGTTCGGCCGCGAGGAGCTGCTGGCCTTCGCCGAGATGGTCCGCGAACGGGCCGCTCTCGCATGGGAAGCGCTGAAAAAGGGCGGGATCCAGCGGACTCCCAGCCCCAAGGCGTGCCAGTGGTGCGGCAGCCGGGCGCTCTGCCCGGCCAGGGCGAGCCTTCTGGAGTCCATGGTCGATGAGACCTTCGAGGATCTGGAAGCCGAGCCCAAGAGCCTCGCGGTGATGGAAGCGACAACGGAACGACTGGACGGGGAGGCGTTCGAGCCCCGCATCGTTCCGGCCGCCGAGCTGACGACCGCCCAGCTCGCCCGCCTGCTGCGCTGGCGCCGCGACGTGGAGAGCTGGTTCAAGGATGTCGAGGCCGAGCTGCTGCGGCGGGCCGAGGACGGGGATGAGACTCCCGGCTGGAAGCTCGTCGAGGGGCGGACGCGCAGGAAGTGGCGGGATGAGCAGGACGCCGAGCGCTTGCTGGTGAAGCTCGGGCTGCAACCAAACGAGTTCTACACGCTCGAAGCGATTTCCGTTTCAGCGGCGCAAGAGAAGCTGAAACGGGTGGGCATCGGCCGCAAGCGCGCGGCCGATCTGCTGGCGCCGGTTGTCGTCAAGCCGCCGGGACGGCCCACGCTTGTCCCGCTGTTCGACAACCGGCCCCAGCTCCAGGGACACGGCGACGATTTCGAGATCATCGAAGACGACGAGCTGTGAGCACGCGAAACAGGAGAGAGTGGGAATGAGCGAGACGCGGGAACCGGTCAAGAAGGTCAGGAATGCGGTGCTCTACAGCGACGGCACCATTCGCGTCGATAATGTGCGGGCGTCCTACCCGCATCTGCTGAAGCCCTATGCCGGGAACAACGATGAGGGCGGCGGCGGCGAGCCGAAGTATTCCCTTGTCGCGCTGCTGCCGAAGGACACGCACGCCGCGGCCAAGGCTCTGATCGAGGCGCGCATAAACGAGATCCTGAAGGAAAATAAGCTGAAGGCGCTGCCCGACGACAGGCTTTGCCTGCGCGACGGCGACAAGTCCGGCAAGGCCGAGAACGAGGGCATGTGGACGCTGAGCGCCCGCGAGAGCCGCGCCCCGGTGCTGCGCTCGCCGAGCAAGGGCGTGATCCGGCCGGGCGATACGGTGCGCGTCGCCGGCCGCGACGTGAAAGCCGAGGATCTGTTCTACGGCGGCTGCTGGGTGAATGCCATCTTCCGGTTCTGGTATCAGAACAACAAGTATGGCAAGCGCGTCAACGGCGGGCTCGTCGCGGTGCAGTTCGTGCGTGACGGCGAGGCGTTCGGCCAGGGCCGCATCTCCGAGGATGCGATCGACGACAGCTTCGAGGCGTTGGAGGACGACGAGAGCGGTTTCGAGGACGCGGACGAAAACGAAGACGAATACGCGGGTCTCTGAGCCCCCGGCGATGCGGCTCCTGCCGGCGTGGCTCCCCCGGCGCCGGCTTGCTGGAGCAGACGGGCAGCGCGACCGACGCCCTCGCATCACCGGCACCTTGCCCCGCGGCTTTAAGGCTTGGCCTCCCACAAGCCGGGGGCCGCGGGGCCTTTTATCCCGAGCTTCCGCGGCTGTTCCCCCAACAGACCTGTCGCGGGAGGGTGCCAGGGTGTGCCGTGGCTGCGCTGGGCGCGGCGGCCCCCTGGCATCATCTTCTGGCCGAGGCGACCGTGACCGCTATCAGTCTCGATTATGAAACGTTCAGTGAGGTCGATCTGAAAGCGGCGGGGCTTGACCGCTACGCCCGCGAGGCGCGGGTGCTGTTGTGCGCCTATGCTTTCGACGGCGGGCGGCCGAAGCTGTGGCAGGAAGGCGATCCCTTCCCGCGCGAGGTCCGCGAGGCGCTGCTGGATCCGGCAGTGGAGAAGTGGAGTTTCAACGCGCAGTTCGAGCGCACCATCACCATGCGGGCGCTCCGCATCCCGACGCCCATCGAGGGCTGGCGATGCACGCAGGCGCTTGCCTACATGCAATCGTTCTCGGGTGGCCTGGAGGAAGTCGGCGCCCAGATGGGGATACCGGCGGACAAGCTCAAATCCAAAGAGGGCAAGCGCCTCATCCGCATGTTCTGCATGCCGCAGCGGATCACGAAGAAGCAGCCGCATCGCATCCGCGACCGCGACACCGATCCGTTGGAGTGGGAGTTGTTCGGCGATTACTGCATTCAGGATGTCGTCGCCGAGACCGAGATCAAGCGCCGTCTCATCCAGTTTCCGGTGCTCGACGAGGAGTGGCGGCTATACGAGCTTGATCAGCTCATCAACGACCGGGGCATGCCGGTCGATCTCGATTTCGTCGGGAACGCCATGGCGATGGCGAAGCGCCGCACCGATGAGCTGGTGCGGCGGATGGCGGAGCTGACCGGCATCGCCAATCCCAACAGCACGTCGCAGCTCCTCCCGTGGCTGCGCGAGCGGGGATATCCCTTCGAGGATCTACAGAAGGCCACCGTCCAGAAGGTGCTCACCGAGAATGCGGAGGCGCCGAAGCGCTTCCTGACGGCGGATTGCGTCAGGGTGCTCAAGCTGCGGCAATGGGCCGCCCGGATCTCGACCCGCAAGGCAACCGCCGTCGCAAAATCTGTCGGCCCTGACGGGATGATGCGCTACATTTTCCAGTTCGCCGGGGCGTCGCGCACGAATCGCTGGGCCGGGAGGCGCGTCCAGCCGCAAAATCTGCCGCGCACGCCGAAGATTTTGGAGGCGCCGAAGGGCGAGCCGCCCGAGAGCGTGCTGGGCTGGGCGACCGACTGCATCCGCTTCGGCGACTATGACGGGCTGCATCTGCTCAGCCGCGAGCCCATGGAAATTCTCGTCGGCTGCACGCGCTCGATGTTCCGCGCACCGGACGGCTGGGAGCTTGGGGTGTGCGATCTGTCGGCGATCGAGAGTCGTGTGATCGCGTGGCTGTCGCGCTGCGAGCGGCTGATCAAGGTCTTTGAGGACGGCCTGGATCCCTATAAGGATTTCGGCACCTTCCTCTATGGCTGCGCGTATGAGGAAGTGACGAAGGAGCAGCGGACCAACAGCAAACCCGCCGTGTTGGGCGCGGGCTATAGGCTCAGCGGCGGCGAGCTGAAGGACGGCAAGAAGACCGGGCTCTGGGGCTACGCCGAATCCATGGGGATCATGCTGCCGCGGGAGGAGTGCCACCGCGCAGTGCGGATCTTCCGGAACGAGAGTTATCCGGAGATCCCGCAGCTCTGGTATGACCTGGAAGCCGCCGCCTCGCGGGCGCTGCGGCGGAAGACGCCCACCGATGTCGGCGGCTGCGTCTTCGAGTATATCAAGCCCTACCTGACGGTGCTGCTGCCGTCCGGCCGGCGCATGTATTATTATAAGCCGCGCTTCGTCGAGAAGACATTCACCAGCCAAAGCACGGGCGAGGAGTTCACCCGCATCCTGCTCACTCACATGGGCCAGGAGCAGAAGACCGGCGTGTGGATGCGGCTGCCGACGCACGGCGGGAAATTGTGCGAGAATCTGGTGCAGGCGATCGCCCGCGACGTGCTCGCCGATGCCATGCGCCGGGCGCACGAGGCCGGCTTCCATCTCATCGGGCATGTGCATGACGAGCTGATATGGCTGCGCCGCCGCGGCTCAAATGAGCACACGCTGGCGCAAATGCGCGAAATCATGGCCGCGCCGATCCCCTGGCTGCCCGGCATCCCGCTCGATGCGGCCGGCTATTGCGCTGAGTTCTACCGGAAGGACTAGGAAATGGCCGTCGAGAATGTCATGCCGCTGCAAATCCGGCGCGTCGAGAATGGATTCATCCTGTCGATCGCGGAGACGCGGCCGAACGTGCCGCCCCGCAGCCTCGTGGCGGTGACGGCCGAGCAAGTCGCCGCGGTGGCGGCGGAATGGGCGAGGCACGCCGAGCGGGCCTTCCCGCTGTTGACGCCCGAGCAGTTGTTCATCCTGCCGCTCACCGAGGCGGAGCGCGTCGTGGATCCCAAGGCGGAGGGCGGCGACGCCTTCCGCTTCGGCGGCAAGCCGGGCGGGGGCGATTAGCCGTGTCGATCGAGAATGTCCTGGAGCGGATGGGCACGGCCGGCTACCGGCTGAGCAACCTTTTCCAGCGGGCGGATGGGCAGTGGCAGGCCAATGTCATCGACCCCGCCGGCAAATCGCATGAGTTCGGCACCGGGCCGACGCCCGTGCATGCGCTCGTCCTGGCGATGTCGAACGCCAAGCATGAGGTCCAGTGGTTCGGGGTGATGCAGGCGATGGATCGAGCCCTGGAGGCCCGCCGTGAGTGACCGCAGCCTGGACATCCTGGACGCGATCGAGCCCGAGGGCTGGCGCGTCTGGAGCCTCCACCAGCACACGCGCGGCTTCTGGGAAGCCCGCCTCTACAACGTCACCGTGCGGGACCGGGGCGAAGGGAGCGGCTACCTCTCGCCGCACGGGCAGGGCACCACGCCGCGCGACGCCATCCTGGCCGCGCTCGGGCGGCAGAGTGAGCGCGACGAGCTGGCGGCGCTCCCCCAGGCTGTTGTGAGGAGACTCGAGGACGCCCTGGACCGGCTGGCGGAGACATTGCGATGACACGGATCCGAGCCGCCGGCTTCGTCGGCGCTGACACCAGATATTTGGGCGGCGCGCCACGCAAGGCGTTCGACACCTATCCGACCCCGCCCGAGGTCACATGGGCGCTTATCGAGCATGCGCCGCCGCCTCGCGGCGTGCTTCGGGAGCCGGCATGCGGTGACGGCGCCATGGCGCGGGTGCTGAAGGCTGCCGGGTATTCGGTATATGCCAGCGACATCCGCAGGACCGGCTACGGACAGGGCGGCGAGGACTACCTGAAGGCCCTGCCGATGCTTGTCGCAGGAGTGGTGACAAACCCACCCTTCAAGCTGGCCGTCCAGTTCATCCGGAAAGCGCAGAGCGAGGCGCCTTATGTGGCGATGCTCCTCAAATCGACCTTCTGGCATGCGGAGAGCCGCCGCCGGCTGTTCGAGGAGTGCCCGCCGAATCTGATTCTGGCGCTGACCTGGAGGCCCGCGTTCCTGCTCGAAGAACGCGGGAATGCGCCGATGATGGATGTCATTTGGTGCGTTTGGGATACCCGCCTTCCCGCCGGCATGCCGGCATACCGGCTTGCCGGCAAGCCGGCCTCCCGCCCGGCGCCCATCGCCCTGGCAGCCTTGGAGGAAGCGGTGGACCGCCGCCTGGAGGCCCTGAATGATCGAGGATGACATGCTCGCCCTGAGCGCGGCATGCGACCGGCTGCTGATGGCGCTGGAGCCGGGCGCCGATCGGCCGCACCAGCTTTGGTTCGAGCCGACTGCCGCGGCGCCGAAGCACTACCGCGGCCGGATCATGGGCACTTTCCCGACGCGCTGGGATGCGGAGCGGGTGGCGGCGCGGTGCGACATGGCGGCATTGGCGCCGTCCTATCGGGGAAAGTGGGCGGTCCGTGTCCGGCCGGCTTGAATCTTGGCTGGAGGCCAAGGTTGTCCGCGAGGCGCAAAAGCTCGGCTGGTGGCAAGTCAAGCTCATGCAGTGCTCGAAGCGCGGCGTGCCCGACAGGGTTTTCATCCGCGGGGGGCGCGTGGTGTGGATCGAATTCAAGCGGCCGGGCGGCGATGGGGAGCCCGGCAAGCAGCAGAAAATCCGGCATTACGAGATGCGCGCGGCCGGCGCCGAGGTCTTCGTGATTAACTCGCTGGAGGCGGCGCTTGCGGTCCTTCGCTGACACGGAAAAGGCGCCCTCGCGGACGCCTTTTCACCCATGCCGCGCCTCGCGTCACCAAGCGTCGCGTCGCCAAGCCACGCGTGGCCACGCGTCGCCGCGCGCCGCCGCGCACATGGCTCGAATAGGCGGTCTTCGGGTATATTGCCAATCATCCTACCGAGAAGCGGCCGAAGCGAGGGCGCCAGTTGCCCATGCCGATCTGCTCGCCTGCGAGCACAAGGAATTTGCGTATATCCTTGGCGTCGAGAAGTTCGGGGATGTGTTTGATCTTGATATCCGCGCTCCAGGTGTCGAAGCGCGGGCGGGTGCGCATGACCCGGTTTTGCCCGACAACGGCGGATACGCGGAAGCGGAAGCTCTCGATGTCCCATAACTTCCGCGGATCGCGCGGACCTTCGTATAAGAGCTTGGCATTGTTTTCGACCAGCAGCCCGGCTTTGACCGATCTGCCGCTCCGAAACCGCTTCGCTCCTTCCAGCACGACAGCCTCGATCATTTCCGCCGGGAGGCACGGGCTCCCGTCCTCGCCGACATACAGGCTGCCGAACCATTCTTGCCGAGCGACCTCCCACAAGCTTGCTTCGGTTTTGTCGCGCTTGGCTGCCTTAACCGCGTCGCTTATGAGGCGTGAGTGCTGGTTCAGCGGGTCGGACATTTGCGAGTTGTGCATCAGCAGGGGTGCGGCGCCTGTGATGCGAAAGCTGAGCGTCTTGTATGATGACACGCGGCGTCTCCTTTGCGGGCGTTGTGCGGATGATCTGCGTGGCGAAAGGCTCTCTGGCTGCGTATTTCGCGGCGCGGCTTTCGTTCGTGGCGACGCGGTGGTGGTGCTCGCAGAGCGTCGTCAGGGCGTCCAGGCTGTCGAGATGCCACGCTCCGCGAGGCGGATAGTATCGGTGATGCACTTCCAGCCGGGTTTCCGCCTCCGACGCGTTGCACAGACGGCATCGGCGACCATCTCGTGCAAGGGCCTGTTCTCGCAGCCGGCGCCATGCATCCGAAGCGATATACGTGGGGTAATCCATGCATCCCCCGCGAATGGAGACGGCGCCCGAGGACGCCGCCTCGCCCATGCCGCGCCGAGCCGCGCGCTGCCGAGCCGCGAGCGGCCGTGCCTAGCCGCGCTCTGCGGCGCGGTGCCCGGCCGGGCGCTGCCGTGTGGCGCCTTAACCGCCGCTTGCGCGACGGCATTAAACGTGCCTTCCTCTTTTGGCCCCGGCAATGGACTTGGCGTAAATCATGCCATCACGAACGGGTGTTCCGACCGCTGCGCAGATCCGGGCCGCCCGCGCGTTGCTCGGGTGGTCGCGGGAAGCCCTGGCGACGGAAAGCGGGGTCTCGGTGCGCTCCTTGGCGCGACTGGAGCAGGGCGAGGGCGAGCCCTACGCGCGCACCGTGAACAATGTGTTGGATACCCTGGAGGCGGCCGGCATCGTGTTCCTGCCGGGCGAGGGCGTCCGGCGGGCCTAGACGCGGAAACGGCGCCCGGAGGCGCCGTCTCACCCAAGCCCAGCACCGCCCTGCCTGACGACGCCCTGCGCTGCGCAGACAAGCCGCACCCCGCCAAGCGGCGCGGAACGATGCCACGCCGCGCCGTGCGCAGACAGGCTATCTTGATCTCGGACAAGGGTAAACACGGAAACGGCGCCCGAAGGCGCCGCTTCACCCATGCCCTGCCTTGCCTTGCCCAGACCCGCGAAATGTCGCGGCGACGCGCGCAACCGGGCGCTGCCAAGCGCTGCCCAGCTTTGGCAACGCGAGTTTGGCGCGGCACGGCGCTCTAGCGCAATGGCACCGATGCGTGAGCGAAGCGACCTTCGGCCTTATCAGGTTCGCGCCGTCCAATGGGCTCGGGATAACCCGTTCTCCATGCTTGTGGTTGATATGGGGTTGGGAAAAACTATCGTAATTTCGACTGTTCTCGCCGATCTCGCCGACGACATCGACTTCGGCCCGGTGCTGATCGCTGCGCCAAAGCGCGTGGCGGCGACGGTTTGGCCGGTCGAGGTCCGTTCCTGGCGGCACACCAAATTCCTCACATGCACGCACATCACGGGCGATGCGGCGACCCGGCGCAGGCTCATGCGGCGGGAGACGTGCTTGCACGTCATCGGCTTCGATCTGCTGGCATGGCTGGTGCGGGAGTGGGGCAAGGATTGGCCTTATCGCATCGTGATCTTCGATGAGAGCAGTAGGCTTCGGGACCATCGCAGCGTCACCTTTCGGGCCATGAAGGCGGTTCGGCCGCGGCTGAAGCGGCTGCATCTGCTGACAGCGACGCCGGCCGCGCAGCGGCTTGAAGCGCTGTTCCCGCAAGTGTGGCTGACCGACCTGGGCGAAAGGCTCGGCTCCTACGTCACGCATTTCCGCCGGGAGTATTTCGACGAGAGCCGGTTCCGGCGCGGTCTCACCCCGAAGCCCGGCGCGCGGGAGCGCATCTTCGAGCGCATCGCCGACAAGGCGCTGGTGATGCAGCGGAAGGACTATCTCGACATGCCCGAGGCGCTTGTCCAGCAGCGGGTTGTCCGGATGAGCGCGGCCGAGCGCGCCAAATACATCGAGCTTGAGACCGAATATGTGCTGCAAGTGGCGCCGGATCGCTTGGTGGAGGCGCAGACCGCGGCGGCCCTGTCGCAGAAACTTCTTCAGCTCGCCAGCGGCGCGGTCTATGACGCCGATCGGGTGGCGCATGAAATCCACTCCCGCAAGCTGGATGAGCTGGCCGAGATTGTGGAGGAGTGCGCCGGGCAGCCGTTGCTCGTGGCTTATTGGTTCAAGTCCACCCTGGAGCGGCTGCGGCGGCGCTTCCCGCAGCTCGTCGTCCTGGACAAGCGCGGCGAGGCGGTGAAGGCGTGGAACGAGCGCCGCGTCCCGTTGCTGGCGCTGCATCCGCAGGCGGGCGCGCATGGGCTGAATCTGCAATTCGGCGGGCACAACCTCGTCATCGTGGATTCCCAACACAGCCTGGAGCTGCATCAGCAGCTCATCAAACGGCTGGACCGGCCGGGGCAGACCGAGACGGTTGTTGTGCAGATGCTCACCACCGAGGGCACGCTTGACGAAGTGGTGGCGGCGAGGCTTCGGCGCCTGGAGGATGCGCAAGAGGATATGTTCCGGCGCCTGAAGGCGCTGCGGGCGCAGGCAGAGGGGAGGCTGGCGGCGTGAGTGCGATGCAGCGGAGGGTGGCAGTGGAGGAGCTGCGGGCGGCCGACGAAGCCCGGCGGGCCGAGGCGGCGGCGCGCACCCGGCAGAGGATATTGGCCTCGACGCACCGCTGGGAGCGGGTCCAGGAAGCCGACGAGCGCTGGACCGAGCGGATGGCCGTGCCCGGCGGCTGGATCTACGCCTATCACTACCCGGCCGAGGGCGGCGCGTATTTTGGCGTGTCGATGGTCTTCGTGCCGCTGCCCGGCATGGATGATCCCGACCCGCGTTTCATTGCGGAGGACTAGGGGATGGCCGGGCCGCATGAGTGGGAAGTGGTGCAGCAGGACACCTTGGCGATGGTGCGCCGGATGGCCGTGCCCGGCGGCTGGCTCTACGCCTACCACCATCGGCAGCCGCGGTGCTGGGATCTGTTCGTGACCACGGTTTTCGTGCCCCTGCCGGACCCTTATGTGGATGCCCGGTTCAAATGGGATGAGGCGTTCAGCAAAGGGAATCCGTGGTGATGGCCGGGCCGATGAATCAGAGCGCCGACGCGTGGCAAGTCGATGCGGACACCCGCACGATGCTTTTCGACGGCCTCACAGTTTCACAGCTCGCCGTCGCGTTCGGTCTCGGCCCGCAAGTCGTGGCGCGCCGCCTTGTCGCGGTCCAGCCGAGCGGCAGGCGGGGCCGCTTCGCCACATATAAATTGAAGGATGCGGCGCCCTATCTGGTGGAGGCGCCGGTCGGGGATTTCGAGGAGCGGATCAAGCGGATGAACCACCGCGATCTGCCCCCGATGCTGCTGAAAGAATTCTGGACCGGCCTGAGAGCGCGGCAGGCTTACGAGCTGGAGGAGCGCGACCTTTGGAAGACCGGTGACGTGGTTGCCATGCTCGCCGAGGTCTTCAAATCGGTTCGCATGTCGTTGCTGCTCATGTCCGACACCCTGGAGCGTGAGACCAGCCTGGACGAGACCCAGCGCAATCGGCTCCAAGATATCGTGGACGCCACTTTGGAGGACGCCTATGCCCGCCTCGTCGGGAATTTCTCGAACGGACATCCGCCTGCCGAAGCGCCGCGGCGCGAGCCCGAGCCTGCCGACACCGACGAGTGGCGCGGCCTTTGAGTCCCTGGATGATCTTGTCGTCTCCGTCGCCGAGCTGCTGCGCCCGCCCGAGCGGCTGACGATCGCCGAGGCGGCGGAGAAATACGTCAGCATCAACAACCCCGGCTCCTATGTCGGTCCCTATCGGGTGCGGACGGCCCCTTACATGGCCGAGCCGATGAACATGCTAAAGAGCCGGCAGAAGTCGGGCGTGGTGTTCGTCGGCCCGGCGCAGAGCAGCAAGACGGAATCGCTCATCCTCTGCTGGCTGGCTTACAGCGTCGTGGTCGATCCCATGGACATGATCCTGTTCTGTCCGACCATGGCCGCGGCGCGGGATTTCAGCGTGCGGCGCGTGGACAGACTGCACCGGCACAGCCGGCCAGTCGGCTCGATGCTGTTGCCGCGGCGCGATGCGGACAACAAATCCGACAAGCAATATCGCTCGGGCATGATCTTCACGATGAGCTATCCGAGCGTGTCGGAGATGGCGGGCCGTCCGATCGGCCGCGTCGCACTCACCGACTATGACAGAATGCCCGATGACGTGGACGGCGAGGGCTCGCCTTACGATCTCGCGTCCAAGCGCACCACCACGTTCGGCAGCTTCGCCATGACATTGGCGGAGTCTTCGCCCAGCCGGCCGATCACGAATCCCAAATGGATCCGCAAGTCGCCGCATGAGGCGCCCCCGTGCGAGGGGATCCTGGGCCTTTATAACCGCGGCGACATGCGGCGCTGGTATTGGCCGTGCCTCCGGTGCGGGCACTACTTCGAGGCCAATTTCCGGCATCTCCGGTGGAACGCCGACGATCCGGACATCCTCCGCGCGAGCGAGGCCGCCTATCTCGAATGCCCGACATGCGGCAAGGCGCTGCGCCATCACGAGCGGCAGGCGATGCAGGAGCGCGGCGTGTGGCTGGCGGACGGGCAGAGCGTCGGCCCGGATGGCGTTGTGCGCGGCGTGCCGCGGCACAGCAGCATCGCCTCGTTCTGGCTCAACGGCGTCGCGGCGGCGTTCGTGACCTGGGCGCGGCTCATCCAAGCCTACACGCTGGCGACGCAGGATTACGAGCGCACGGGATCCGAGGAGGCGCTGAAGAAGTTCTACAACACGGATCTCGGCGAGCCTTACATCCCCAAAGTGCTGGACAGCGAGCGCTTGCCCGAGGTGCTGAAGTCCCGCGCCGAGCCGCTGCCCGAAAAGCATGTGCCTGATGATTGCCGCATGCTGATCGGCTGCGTGGACGTGCAGAAGAATGCATTTGTGGTGCAAATCCACGGCGTTCTGCCGGGCTCGCCCTATGACATCGTGATCATCGACCGGTTCACCATTTTCAAGTCCGACAGGCTCGATGAGGACGGCGAACGCCTGTGGGTCAAGCCGGGCAGCTATCTCGAAGACTGGAATCAGATCACCGAGCAAGTGCTGAAGCGGAGCTACCCGCTGGCTGATGGCTCGGGCCGGCGGATGATGGTCCGCATGGTGTGCTGCGACAGCGGCGGCAAGGCGGGCGTGACAGCCAACGCCTACAACTACTATCGCAAGCTGAAGGCGGAGGGGCTGAGCGGCCGATTCCATCTTGTGAAGGGAACGGGTGTTCTTGGTTCACCCCGCGTCCGAATCGACTATCCCGATTCCGGGAGGAAAGATCGGCTGGCCGGCGCTCGCGGCGATATCCCGGTGTTGCTGATGAACAGCAATCTCCTGAAGGATGAATTGAACAACCGGCTCGATTGTATCACGCCAGGAAAGGGACAGATCCGGTTTCCGGATTGGCTGGAGGACTGGTTCTATACCGAGTTGTGCGTGGAGAAGCTGGGACCGAAGGGCTGGGAAAATCCGGCCAATTACCGCAATGAGGCTTGGGATCTACTCTATTACATGCTCGGGCTCGGGCATTCTTCCATTCTGCGACTGGATAAACAGGATTGGGCGAACCCGCCGGGCTGGCTCGCGCCCTGGGACCGGAACCTACTAGTCTTGCAACCGGAGCAAGAAGAAAAGTTTGCGGCGCAACCGACGCAGGGCTATGACTTTTCCGCTTTAGGCCAAGCTCTAGCGTGATGGACGGTGGAGACCCGCGAGATGATGTTGCCCGCCTGTCCCGAGACTGCTTCCGCCGCCCAGCTCCAGACTTGGCTCTCGGAAGCGGAAGCGGCTTACCGCCGGCTGATGACCGGCCAGCAGCCGCGTGTTGTCGTGGACGCCAATGGTGAGCGGGTGGAGTTCACCGCCGTCAGCGCGGACTCCCTGCGCCGCCACATCCTCGATCTCCAGGCGCGCGTCGGCGCGGCCACCGGCTGCCAGCGCGTGACCCTCACACGGCCGATCGGGTTTTACTTCTGACCATGAACCCCGTCATGCGCCCGCTGCCGAAGCGCTCGGCCGCGCTGCCGGCGCGCGTCGAGCCCGCGGCGCTCGGCGGAGCGCTGGAGGGCGCGGATCGGTTCTCGCGCGAGACCGCGCTTTGGCAGCCCTCGTTCCGCAGCCCTGATCAGTCGATAAACCCGGTGAAGCCGCTGCTCGATGCGCGCGGCCGGGATATCGTCGCTAATGACGGCTATGCCGCGGCGGGCGTGGCGATCCACAAGGACTCGATCGTTGGCGCGCAATACCGGCTGAATGCCAAGCCGGCCTGGAAGACGCTCGGGTTCAGCCCGGAGTGGGCGGAGGAGTTCCAGGCCACCGTCGAGGAGCGCTTCAGCCTCGCGGCCGAGAGCCCGAGCTGCTGGTTCGACGCGGCCCGTGTGAACACGCTGACCGGGCTCATCCGGCTCGGTGTCGGATGCTTCGTCATGTCGGGCGAGGTTGTCGGCACCGCAGAGTGGATCCGGGAGACCGATCGCCCGTTCCGCACGGCGTTTCAAATGATCTCGCCGGACCGGCTGAGCAATCCTGACGGGTTGCCCGACACCCGCTATCTGCGGCGCGGCGTGGAGAAGGATTCGCGCGGGAAGCCCGTCGCCTATTATTTCCGGACCACCTACCCGTCCGAGTTCTATGACGCGGACGTGCTGCGCTGGACCCGCGTGCCCGCGACGAAGCCGTGGGGCCGGAAGCAAGTCATCCACATCCTCGAACAGCAGCACCCCGATCAAAGCCGCGGCGTGGCGGAAATGGTTTCAGTGCTCCGCCGGATGCGGATGCTGAAGACATTTTCCGAGGTCACGCTGCAAAACGCGGTGGTCAACGCGACCTATGCCGCGAGCATCGAGAGCGAGCTGCCGAGCGAGGTTGTCGCCGCGGCGATGGGCGCGGGCGGCACCCCGGCCGATGGGCTGCAAAACTATATCGGCGCATACATGACGGCGCTCGGCGAGTTCCTGAAGGGCTCGCAGAACACGGCCATAGATGGCGTCAAGATTCCGCACTTTTTCCCCGGAACGAAACTGAACGCCCGCACGCTGGGCACGCCCGGCGGCGTCGGCACCGATTTCGAGGCGTCGCTGCTCCGTCACATCGCGGCCGGGCTCAACGTGTCCTACGAGGAGCTGGCGAAGGATTACTCGAAGGTCTCCTACAGCAGCGCGCGGGCCAGCATCGCCAACACCGGGCGGTTTATGGCCGCCCGCAAGAAATTCTGCGCGGACCGGCTGGCGACCGACATTTATATCCTCTGGCTGGAGGAAATGCTGAACGCGGGCGAGCTGCCGCTTCCCCGCGGCGTCGGCCCGGAAGTTTTCTATCAGCCGCTCGGGAAAGAAGCGCTGTCGCGCTGCGCCTGGATCGGCACCGGCCGCGGCCAGATCGACGAGATGAAAGAGACGCAGGCCGCGATGCTCCGCGTGCAAGCCGGCTTCAGCACGTATGAGACGGAATGCGCGCGGCTCGGCTTCGATTACCGCGAGGTTTTCGAGCAGCTTGAGCGCGAGCAGAAGGACATCGCGGACCGCGGGCTTGTGGTTGGGCTGTCCTCCCAGAAGCCCGGTGCCGGCGCGGAGCAATCGACCCAGCAAGGCACGCCCGGCGAGGGTGGCGACGGTGAGGAGTGAGCGCGGCCATGGCGCGTAACGTGCGGGAAGTCCGCTTCGCCGCTGGCGAGACTGCCAGCGATCCGGTGTTCATCGCCGGCACCGGGTTCAACGGCGTGGTGGTCCCGGCCGGGTTCGAGGGAACGACGCTGACCTTCCAGCGCGCGGTCGGGGACCGCGGCACGGTGCCGCCCGGCGGCGACTTCCGCACCATGGCGGACACCACGAAAACCGCGCTGACAGTGCCGGTCGATGCGACGCTGCACATCACCGTGGCGCCTGATGTGCTGCATGGCATCGGCTGGTTCCGGCTGCTCGCCAGCGCGCCGCAGACGCAGGAGCGCGTCGTGCAGCTTGTCAATCAAGCCGGGGAGCTTGCGCGATGAGCGGGCTTCTCGGCGGCAATCTGTTGGGCGGCGGCGCGGGCGCGGGTGGCGGCGTCGCGGACCCGGTGGTGGTGCGCCGGAACGAGAACCCGCCGGATGGAAGCTGGTATAATTATCCGGATGCACGCGAGGAGCCGGGCAGCGATTTCGGGCCACTGGCGGCGCTTGAATACGCTGTCTCGGACGGCACGATTGAACGGCTGTCCTTTTCGACATGGCAGATTCATTGCCGCTGGAGCCCCGACGAAGGCGAGACATGGAATTATGGCTCGCTGGAAATCCGCGGCGGCGGTCTCATCCTGACTGCCGATCCTCCTACCGGAATCACTTTGCGAACGACCGGCTCCGGCGAGCAGTCAAATCTATCGCTCAATGAGGGCGAGGGAATCGTGCTTTCCTCGCCGCTCGGTGTGCGCCTGGGTGCCGCCACGGCTCTGCCGGCGACCTACGCCGGCCGTCTCGTCTACCTCGCTCAGACCAGCCCGTATCTGTTCTACGGCGTGAGCTACATCCCGCGCGACAATGGCGGCAATGCAGTAAAGTTCCTGCCCTTCGCGCACCTCATCTCGGGGCCAACCGACGAGCGGCCGAGCGGATTGCAGGCGGGGCTTGCCGGTTTCCAGTATTTCGACACCACCCTCAACCGGCCGCTGTTCTGGAACGGCGCGGCCTGGGTTCCCGCGCTTCTCGGCAGCACCGATGGAAGCAACACCCTGGGCAGCCCGTTCCGCGTAAGCGGCCAAGCCGGCGCCGCTCAGATCGTTGTCGGGAACAGCGGAACGCCCATCATCGTCGGCGCCGATCCCGCCGCGGTGGGCGATACCAATGTCGGGCTGGTGCTGACGGCGAAGGGCACCGGGGCAATCTCTGCGCACGTGCCGGACAGCGCCGCGACCGGCGGCAATGCGCGCGGCGCCAGCGCGACCGACTGGCAGCGTGTCCGCGGCACCGCGGCGCAGGTTGCCAGCGGCACGCAGGCCACTGTCGGCGGCGGCGCCAACAACACCGCATCGGGCAACCAATCCACGGTGGCCGGCGGCAACACCAACACCGCCTCCGCCACCAATGCGGCGGTGGGCGGCGGCACCAGCAACCAAGCCAGCGGCTCGAATAGCTGGATTCCCGGCGGCGCCAATGCCAGCACGCGCTCAGTCAGCGGCAAAGGCGCGTTCGCTTCCGGGCAGTTCAGCACGGCGGGCGACGCGCAAGCCGGCGAAGGCGTGGTGCGCCGTCAGAGCACCAGCGCGACGGCGGTTCGGCTCACATCCGATGCGGCCAATCCGGGCACCAGCAACACCCTCAATCTTCCGACCAACGGCACCTTCCTTATCCGGTTGATGGTGGTTGCCCGGCAGACGGGCGGCACCGCGGGCGCGGCTGGCGACAGCGCCGGGTGGACGCTCGAAGTCCTAATCAAGAGGGGTGCCACCGCGGCGGCGACTGTGGTTGTCGGCGGCGGCGGCACCGGTCTCGCGCCGACCTTCAATGACACCGCCGCGGCTGCATGGCGGATCGACGTGGCGGCGGACACGACCAATGGCGGGCTCGCCATCTCGGGCATCGGCGAAGCGAACAAGAACATCAATTGGGTGGCCCGTGCCATCTCCGTGGAGGTTGTCGGCTGATGGGCGAGACACTGACCGATAATGCCGGGCGAGTGTGGTCCGTGCAGGATGGCCCCGCGAACCGCCGCAGCTACCGCACCGCGGAGGGCTTCACCATCGACCTGCCGGCGGCGATGCCCGAGCGGATCGTGAAGCGGCGGCTGGCCGATCTCGCGCCCCCGCCGCCGCCGCCGCCGGCACCACCGCAGAACGAGGCGCGCTGATGTCGCAGCACCTAGCCCGCAACACCATATCCGCCCTGTCGCTGCGCCCGGCGCTGCTGTCCCCTGTCGGGCAGACGCTCGCGGCCGACTTGCGCGATCTCGCCGCGGCCGATCCGGCGCGCGAGCGCGAGCTGGCGGAGGCCCGCCGGCACGAGATGGTGGCCGCCTTCGGCCTCGCCCCGGCGGAGCAGCGCAAGCCGTTCGCCTTCAGCGAGGGCAAGGCGCTCATCCCGATCCACGGGCTGCTGATCAACCGCCTCAATGCGAGCTGGGGATTCGTCACCGGGTATTCGTTCATCCGCAGCCAGCTCGCCGCGGCGCTGGCGGATCCGGATGTCGAGCAGATCATCCTCGATGTGAACAGCCCCGGCGGGACGGTCTCGGGCTGCCCGGAGACGGCAGCGGCCATTTTCCAGGCCCGCGAGCAGAAGCCCGTCCTCGCCGTGGTCGATGCCAACGCCTACTCGGCCGCCTATTACCTCGCCTCCGCCGCCTCGAAGATCGCCGTCACGCCATCGGGCGGCGTCGGCAGCATCGGCGTGGTGGCGACGCACATCAGCCTCGAAGGCGCCCTCAAGGAAGCCGGCATCGAGGTCACGTTCATCCATGCCGGCAAGCATAAAGTGGACGGCAATCCCTATCAGAATCTCAGCGACGAGACCCGCGCCGAGATCCAGCGGGAAGTCGATGCCTGTTACGAGGATTTCGTCAACGCCGTCGCGGCACATCGCGGCATGGAAGCCGATGCCGTGAAGGACACCGAGGCTCGAGTCTTCACGGCCAAGGAAGCCCTGGACCTGGGGCTTGTCGATGCGGTGCAGACACCGAGCGAAGCGCTCGCCGCCCTGGCCGCGCAGGATGATGAGGAGCTGGATATGAGCACACAGAAGCCCGACAACAAGCAGGAGCAGCAGCAGCCGGCGCCGCAGCAGCCGGACGCGCAGGCCGTCGCCGCCGCGCGCAAGGCCGAGCGCGAGCGCATGGCCGGCATCCTTGGCTGCGACGAAGCCAAGGGCAAGGGCAAGCTGGCGCAGCATCTCGCCGCCAACACCGAGTTGAGCGTGGACGAAGCCAAGGCGTGCCTCGCCGCTGCCGCGCCCGAGCAGCCCGAGCAGGCTGAGCCGCGGAAGAAGGGCGGCAACTACTTCGCCAACGCGATGGAGAACACCCCGAATCCGAATGTCGGCCCCGATGGTAAGGAAGGCGGCGAGGACGACGAGGAGCCGAAGCCCGGCGCCCGCGGCAAGGCTGCGCTCGATGCCCTGTTCGGCCCGAAGCGCCGCGAGGCCGCCCGGCACTGAGCCCAGCAGCGATTCACAGGAGATAGACCATGGCGGATTATCCATACGTCAAGGCCGGCGGCATCAACCAGGAAGCCGGCATCGAGCCGTTTTTCTTGCACGGCGGCGAGAGCCCCATGCCGTCGAACCGGGCGCAAGTCGCGGCCGGGCAGGTGCTCGCCATCTTTACTGTCGTCGCCTTCAACGGCGCCGGGGAGCTGATCGCCTGGGACGGCGCCACCGGCAAGCCGGCGGGCATCACTGCCGAGCCCGTGGATGCGACGGCGGGCGTGAAGTGGGTGCCCTACTACTCGGGCGGCCAGTTCAACCATGAAGCGCTCGTGTGGCCTGCCGGTGTCGCCACGCTCGCCGCCCGGCGTGCGGCGTTCGCCGGGACCGACATCGGCGTGCATCGGCTGCCCTGACGGCAGGCGTCGCGCCGCCACGCTGAAACTCGATTAGGAGCTGACAGAGATGCCTTTGGACCTGTGGGGGACCGCCGACCTGATGGCGGCGCAGCAAGACGATCGGGCCGCCCCGCCGGATGGTTTCTGGCTGCGATACTACACCACGCCTTTCCTGTCCGAATCCGAGCAGATCATTTTCGATCAGCTCCCGGATCTCGACCGCCGGCTGGCCCCGTTCGTCGCCCCGCATATCCAGGGCCGCGTGATGCGCGCCAAGGGGCAGGCGATGGCGTCCTTCTCGCCGGCCTATCTGAAGCCCAAGCATGTCGTCGATCCCAGCATGGCGGTTCCGCGCATGCCGGGCGAGCCGATCCTGGGCAATCTCTCCCTGGAAGCGCGGTTCGACCGCATCGTGGCCGATCGCCTCCGCCTCCAGCGCGAAATGATTGAACGGCGTTGGGATTGGATGGCCGCCATGGCGACCATTTACGGCTATGTCGATGTAGCCGGCGAGGATTACACGCCGGTCCGCGTGGACTTCAAGCGCGACCCTGCGCTGACTGTCACGCTGGCGGGCACCGCGCGCTGGGATCAGGCCGACGCCAATCCGCTGGCCGACTTCCGGGCCGTGCGCAAGACCGCATTCGGCCTGGGCAAGTCGCCGATCCGCGACATCATCTTTGGTCTCGACGCCTGGGCGGAGTTCTCGCCGCGCGAAGATATCAAGCAACTGATGAATAACACCTTCCGCGGCTCGGAATCGCTGGTGAACATCACCGGGTTCGATGACGGATCGCCCGTGGAGTTTCAGGGCCAGATCAGCGGTCCGGATGGCGCCGGCCGGCTGAACCTGTGGACCTACTCGAACGAGTATGAGGATCCGGTGGATGGCGTGCTGAAGCCTGTCCTCGATCCCAAGGAAGTCGTCGGCGTCGGCGGTGCGCTCCAGGGCGTGCGCTGCTTCGGCGCGATCCGCGACAAGCGGGCCGGGCTGCGCGCGACTGATATGTTCGCCAAGATGTGGGAACAAGAAGACCCGAGCGTGGTCTACGTGATGACGCAGAGCGCGCCGCTGATGGTGCCGCGCAACACCAACAATTCCTTCCGCATGCGCGTGCTGTCCTAGTCGCAGCGCGCAACAGAGGAGACACGCATGCCGCAGATGGTGCTCACGCAATCCGTCACGCTGGTCCGTGACGGCAAGCGCATCACCCCGCCGATCGGCGAAGCCTATGACTTCACCGATGAGGAGATTCAGCAGATCCAGGCCGCGTCGCCCGACGCGATCCGCGAGCCGCGCGACGAGTCCAAGTCCGCCGCGCCGATGCCGTCCGCGCCGCGGACCACCATCGGCGAGAAGGGCGAGGACCGGGCCGCCGACGCCAACAGGGTGCGCGGCGAGGCGCCGCAGCGCGCGGGCGCCAAGGCCGCCGAGACAGCGGACGACGACGAGCTGTGAGCGACTTCGCATCCTGGAAGGGAATGGCCCGGCGGGCTGTCCATGACGTGTTCGGCGTGGCCGCCACCTACCAGGATGCGAGCCTGCCCGAGCCTGTGGCGCTGCGGATCCGCTGGCACAACAAAACGGCGAATCTCGGCATGTCGGGCGAGCAAGGGCTGACGACCCTCGTTGAGAGCGTCGAGCAAGTCGTGTTCGACCGCGAGGAGCTGGCGCAAAAGGCGATCACTCCGCGGCGTGGCGGCACGGTGACGCTGACCGACTATCAGGACAACGGCCGGCTCGTGCGGCTGTATCTGGACAATAGCGAGCCCTATGACGGGCCGATCAATCTGGTGTGGAGCGTGGGCAGGGACATATGACGGATCCGATGCGCCGCATCCGCCTGCGCCGCGGCAGGGAGTCCACTCCGCTGTCACAGGCTTTGACGATCGCCCTGCTCCTCGTCTTCGCCGGGCTGCTGGCGGGGCTGATCTACTTCGTGATGCGGGGTGTGCAGTGAGCGTGACCGTCATCGCCGAGGGGCTGCCCGATTTCGAGCGCTACCTGGAGCGCGCCCCGGCCGTCGCCCGCCGCGCCGCCCGCCTCGCGCTGAACGACACCATCGAGCGGAGCGGCATGAAGGCGATCCGCGAGGCCATGCAGCTCCAGGTGGCGTTTCCCGCCGGCTATCTGGCGGACCCTGCCCGGCTGAAGGTGGCGCGGCGCGCCACCGAGGAGAAGCTGGAGGCGGCTGTCATCGGCCAGCAGAGACCCACATCCCTCGCGCGCTTCGCCATCGGTGGCGGCGTCGGCAAGCGTAGCCCTGTCACGGTGCGGGTCAATCCCGGCCGGACCGTCAATCTGGCGAATGCGTGGCTGGTGCCGCTCCGGGCCGGCACGCGCGAGGGCGGCAATGTCGGGCTGGCGGTCCGCCTGAAGGAAGGCGAGCGCATCACGAACCGCCTCCAGAACACCGCCGGCCTGAAGGAGCTGACGGCGCTGCGCCGGCAGGGCTCGCGGGTGTTCTTGCTGTATGGCCCGAGTGTCGATCAGGTTTTCCGTGATGTGGCTTATACCGTCGCGCCGACGCTCGCCGACAATGCGGCGCGGGAGTTCCTGCGCCAGTTCGTCCGGCTGAGCGAGGAGCCCTGACATGCCCCTGTCCAAGCGGCTCGACATCCTCCAGGCCCTCACCGAGCATCTGGAGGGCATCACTCCGGAGAACGGTTACACCCACGATCTGCGGGGCCGTGTCTTCCGCGGGCGCGGCGTCTTCGGCAGCTCGGATCCGACGCCCATGGTGTCGATCCTCGAAGCGCCGCGCCCGACCGAAGGATTCGAGGCGGGCGAGATGGGCATTGTCCGCGCCGAGGACTGGGTGCTGCTGCTCCAGGGCTGGGCGGAGGACGACCGGGAGAACCCGACCGATCCGGCCTATCAGCTCAAAGCCAGCGTCGAGAGGCGGCTGGCGGACATCATTGCCACGCGCGGCGGTGTCGGCGCGCACTCCGCGTTCCGGCTCGGCGGGCGCATCGTCGGGCTGCTGATCGGCCCCGGCGTGTGCCGGCCGCCGGATCAAGTCAGCAGCCGCGCGTATTTCTTCTTACCGTTGGCGGTGCGTCTCGCCGTCGATCTCGGCGCGCCCTTTGTGGCCGAGTAGCAGAGGATAGTGACCATGGCGAATAATTATGTGATTGGCCGCGGCCGACTCTACTTCGATCGGTTCAACGCGTCCGGCGCGTCCACCGGTCTCCGGTATCTCGGCAACACGCCGAGCATCAGCGTGACGAAGGATGTCCAGACCCTCGATCACTACGACTCTGATTCGGGGATGAAGACCAAGGATAAGAGCGTCACGCTCCAGGAGAACATGACGCTCCAGTTCACCACGGATAATATCTCGCCGGAAAATCTGGCGCTGTGGTTCGGCGGCACGCAGGGCGCGGGGAGCACCACATCGGCGCTGACCGGGCAGACGGCGACGATCACCGATGCCCGGTTCGGCATCGCCTACCCGATCGGGCCGGATCGCGTGGATAATGTCACCGTCGCCATCACGGCCGGCGGCGCGACGGTCGCGCCGACCAACTACACCGTCGATGAGGCTGGCGGGCTCATCACCTTCAGCGGCGGATTCACCGAAGGCACCGATGATCTCACCATCACCTACGATGTGCCCGCGGTGACGACCACCGGCACCATCGTTGACTCCAGCACGACCATCTATGGCCGGCTGCTGTATGTCTCCGACAACCCGGTGGGCGCCAATCAGCGGCTCAATTTCCCCTATGTGAAGCTGACCCCGAATGGCGATTACGCGCTGAAGGGCGATGACTGGCAGCAGCTCACGTTCACCGTCGAGGCGCTGAAGCAGGGCACCAGCCGCTTCAACATCGACATCCTCGCCGCCACGAGCGCCTGAGCGGGAAGCGATCTCCATGGCACTCTCGGATTACACTCCGGAGCGCCGTGAGATCGGATTCAAGGGTGGGTCTTTCGCGGTGCGAGGACTCACCCTTGACGATCTCGCGCGGCTCATCCGGACCCATTACGCCGATCTCGAACGGCTCGTGCGGATGTTCGACGAGCAGCAGCAGGACGTGTTCACCACGGCCGGGATGGACCGCTTCGTGCTCCAGCTCTGCCAAGACGCGCCGCAGCTCGTCGCCTCCGCCATCCTGCTCGCCTCCGACGAGGCGGGCGAGAAGGCGGAGCAGGCGGTCCGCAGCCTGCCCTTTCCGGTGCTGGCCGAAGCGCTGGCGAGCGTCGGCGAGCTGACCTTCGTTGAGGCGGGCGGAGTAAAAAACTTCGCCGCGACGATGGGGCGGCTGCTGGGCGGCATGCTGCCGGCGAGGCCGGCGGAGCGCCTGGAGTCGTCGCGGGAGAAGGCAGCAGCCTAGATCGGCGCTACGCCGGCTTGCGGCGTGACGTGAGCCTTCTGCTCGCGGAAGGCCACGCGCACGCGCGCCGGTATCCGATTGCGATGGTGTGGGCGGAGGCCCGGATCGTGCGCCAGCGCTACGCCGAGCATCGCGTGACGGATGCGATCGTGATGCAGGCCGCCATAGTCAGCGTGCTCTCGAAAGAGGGCGGCAAACATTTTCAGAGCGTGGTGCAGGGGTTGAGCGCCGATGGCAACTGAGCGCCGCGATGTCGAGCTGATCCTTCGGGCGAAGGATCTCTCGACCAAGCCGTTCCAGGATGTGCAGAAGGCCGTCCGCGGTCTCGCCAGCGCGCTCGATGAGCAACTGGAAGCGGCCAAGAAGGGCGAGACCAGCTTCGGCGAATTGCGCAACACCATGCGCAAGCTGGAGGAGGCGGGCAATGCGCTCATCCGCCAGCAGTCGCTCATCGACCTGTATCGCAAGCTGGGCGACCAGCTCGAAGCCGCGCAGAAGAAGGCGGCCGAGACCCGTGAAGCCGTCGATAAGATGCGCGAGGCGCAGGCGGCGGCCGGCGAGGCGACCAAGGCTCAGACCAAGGAGCTGGGCACCCTGGAGCGCGCCGCCGAGCGCGCCGAGAAGTCGGTTGCCCGCGCCGCCGAGCAAGTCGAGAAGCAGGCCGCCAAGCTGCGGGAAGCCGGCCTCGCCGTCGAGAACCTGGAGGAGCAGCAGCGCCAGCTCGCCGACGAGGCGCAGCGGACCGGCCGCGCCCTCTCGGCCGCGGCGGAGGGCGTCGATGCCTTCGCCCGGCAGCAGCGCGAGCTGGCGGAGGCGCGCCGCAAGGCGGCCGAGGCGTCGCGGGACCAATCCGAGGCTGACCGCATCATCGCCGATGCTGTGGAGCAGCAGGCGCGCGAGCGGGCCGAGGCGGAGCGCCGTGTCGCCGAGGCGATGCGGCAGCAGCAGCAGGCCGCCGATGCCGCCCGCGATGCCCTGGCCCGCTTCCATGCCGAGCAGGCGAAGAACCTCCGCGGCTTCCAGGAAGCGGAATATGGCCGCCTGTTCGGCCCGGTGCTGGATGAGGCGGACCGGAAGGATGCCGAGGCGCGGCAGAAGAAGGCCGATCTCGCCAAGGCGGAGGCGGATGCCGAGCGGCTGATCGCCGAGGCGGTGCGCGATCAGGCCAAGGTCCGCGCCGATGCGGAGCGGGCGGCCGAGGACGCGCTTCGCCGGCAGGAACAGGCGGCCGAGGAAGCCCGCGCCGCGACGGCTCGGTTCTACGGGGAGCAGGAGCAGAATCTTCGGCGCTTCCGGGAAGCCGATTTTGCCCGGATCTTCGCGCCGGCCCTGGCCGAGATGGAGCGGCTGGACAGCGAGGCGCGGGAGAAGGATGCGCTTGGCAAGGCCGCGGAGCGGGACCGCGAGGCGTGGCAGCGGCTCAGCGACGAGCTGAACCGGGCCGCCACCCGCTACAGCACGCTTCAGGATTCCACCGTCCGGCTGGCGACGGCCAACAGCGATCTTGCCGGCACCATCGGCGGCATCGTGGACCGGGCGGCGCAGCAGCGCACCCAGCTCGGGGGACTCGAGGAGCAGCTACGCGAGATCGCCGGCTCGGCCGCCAATATCACCGGGCCGGTCCAGGATTATGAGCTGTCGCTGCGGCAGCTCGCCGCGGCCGAGCGGGCGATCATCGAGCAGGCCGGGCTCGTCGATCGGTTCCGCAATCAGGTTGCCGTGGTGCGGGCGGCGCGGGAGGAATTCGCCGAGGCCCGGCGCGTGGTCCACGAATACGCCGCGGCGCTGGCGGATCCCACGCGGGCAAATGCCGAGATCGCCGAGCGGGCGCAGCAGGCCGAGCGCGCCCTGGCCGCGGCCAGCCGCGAGCTGAACAACCAAGTCGCGCGGGCGCGCGAGATGCGGGTGGCGCTCCAGGCCGCCGGCATCGAGACGGACAAGCTGACCGAGGCGGAGCGGCGGCTGAAGGCGGCGGCGGAATCAGCCGCCGACAGCACCGCGAAGCTGAACGAGGGTTACGAGAAATTCGGCCGCAGCACCGCGGGCAAAGGGCTGTTCGGCCTGAGCCCGTATGCGCTGCAAAATTTGGGCTACCAGATAAATGACGTGTTCACGCAGCTCTCGTCGGGCTCGTCGATCACGCAAACCTTGTCGCAGCAGGGCGCCCAGATCCTCCAGGTATTTCCTGGAGCGTTCTCGGCCATGCTGCGCTATCTGCCGGCTGTCGCGGCGGGCGCGGCGGCTGCTGCCGTCGCCATCGGCTCCATCGCGCGGGCGCTCGATGATGTCGCGCAGGAGCGGCGGTTCAACGCGCTCATCATCGCCAGCGCGGACGGCGCCAACTATCAGGCCAAGGCGCTGGTCGATGCGCGCCGCGCGCTGATCGAATACGGCGCCTCCGCGGCCGAGGCCGGCGAAGCCATCCGCGAGTTCATGGACGCGGGCCTCCGCTCCGACCGGCTGGTGGAGTTCGGCAAGCTCGCGCAGGACGTGGCGGATGTCACCGGGCGCAAGATGCCCGACGCCGCGAGGGCACTGGCGCAGGGCTTCACGGGTGGCTGGAATGAGCTGCTGAAGCTCAACGATCAGCTTAATTTCCTGACCCCGAAGCAGGCGGAGACGATCCGCCAGATGTATGAGGCGGGCGACGCGGCGGGCGCGCAAAGCGCCGCGCTCGCCATCCTCCGCGAGCGTTACGGCGAGGCGGCCAACGTCGCCCGAAGCGAGCTGACCGTGGCGGTGCGCGAGCTGCGCGCGGCCTGGAACGACCTCATGGAAACCCTGTCCCAGACAGGGGTAATCCAGTTCGCCGCGCGGGCGATGCGGTTCCTTGCCAATGAGGTCAAGGACACCATCGGCCTTTTCCGCGGCCTGGAAAACGTCGATCTCGGCCGCGCCATCGAGCGGGCCACCTACAACCTCGCCCAAGCCGAGGAGAAGCTGGCGCGGGCGCGGGAGCGGGCAGGCGACGGTGCCGGCGCCGCGCCGCGTCTGGCCCAGATCCAGGCGGAGGTGAACCAAGCGCGGGCGGAGCTGGAGCGGCTTCAGGCCCGGCAGCGCACCGCCCCGCAGCCGCCGCCGGGCGTGGAGGCGGGGAGCAACAGCCGGCAAACCATCAGCGGGGAGGAATACCTTCGCCAGCTCGACCGCGAGCTGGGCAAGAAGAACGACATCGCCAAGGCGGACCGGATCCGGGTTGCCGGCGAGGAAGCGGTCGCACGCGCCAAGGCCGCGCAGCAGCCCTATGAGGTCCAGGAAGAAGCGCGGCGCCGCGCCGAGCTGGCGGAACGGACCAAGATCGAGGAGAGCGAGCGCAACAGCCTCGCCACCCTCCAAGAGCGCCTGAACATGGGCCGCCGCATGACGGCGGAACAGCGACTCCAGGCGGCCGAGGACAAGGCCCGCCGCGAGGCGGAGCGCCGCGGCGAGGGCAATGCCGACGAGCAGGCGGCCGTCGCCCGCCGCATCGAGCAGGCGAAGATAGACGAGGAGAACCGGGCCGCCGGGCAGTCGCGCATCGCGGCCGAGCGCGAGCTTGCCAATCAGCTCGCGCAGCTCCGCTCGTCGGCGCTGAAGCAGGAGAAGACTGATCTCGACGCGCGGCTGGCAGCGATCGACGAGCGCTATTCCCGGCTCTATCAGTCGCTCGACCGGGCGCGCGAGCTGGGCAGCACGTCGATCCAGGGCCGCAGCTTCGCCGAGGTCACGGCCGAGATCGAGGCGCAGAAGCAGCAGCTCAAGAACGTCGAGACGCTGAAGTATTACGAGGACTCGCTGAACGCCCTGGCCCGGCAGCGGCAGGACATATTCCGCGATCTCCTCGACCAGCAGCGCGCCGGGCAGATCACCGCCAGCGAGGGATTCCAGCAAGCCGAGGAAGCGACGCGGCGCATCACGCCCGAGATGCGCAGGCTGGCCGAGGAAGCGATCCGGTTCGCCACGGGCATCCGGGGCGCGGTGCCGCCCGCGCAGCTCGACGCGTTCATGGCCCGCATGCGCCGGCAGGGCAATGTCGATGCGGACGGCGCCGGCACCGATGCGCAGGCGAGGGCGGACGCGAAGGCCCGCATCACCGCCCAGATGCAGGAGGTCAACACCCGCTTTGCCGAGCGCAATGCGATGGTGGCGACCTACAACGAGCTGGTGGAGCGGGGCGCCATCTCGCAAGGCGAGGCGGATGAGAAGATCCGCCGGGCCTTCGAGGGCACGCGTGACAACATCGCCTCCGCCATCGCCGAGCTGCAAAAGCTCAATCAGGAAGCCTACAGCGCCGGCCGCATCACCGAGACGCAGTTCAACGCGACCAACGCCAAGATTCAGGCGATGGGCGTGCAACTGCAATACATCAATCCGCTGCTCGTCGCGGTGCAGCAGGGGTTCCAGCAGGCGTTCAGCCAGGGGCTCACGACCGCGTTCGACAGCCTATCGCAGTCGCTCGCCGGGCTGATCGACGGGACGAAATCGTGGTCCGATGTGCTGCGTGATGCCGGCAACATCGGCTTGAAGCTGATCGCCGATCTGCTGAAGGGCATCGCCACGGCCATCCTCCAGTTCTATGCGCTGCGCATCGCCTCCGCGGCCATGCGGTTCGTCGGGCTCGGCACCGACGCGGCGGGCGGCGCCGCGGCGGGCGCCGGCATGACGGCCGGGGCGGCGGCCGTGACCGCATCGAGCGTCGAGCTGGCATCGGCCAGCGGCTTCCTGACGGTGGGCGCGACCGAGCTGGGCATCTCGGCCGGGGCGCTCATGGCCGCGGCGCAAACCCTCATCGTCGCCAACTCGATGCGCGCGGCCGGCGGCGTGGCGCACACGGGCGGCATCGCCGGCTCCTTCCATCGCACTCGCGCCGTCTCGCCGTCGTGGTTCGCGGGCGCCCCGCGATACCACGCGGGCACGCCGAGCGTTGGCGGGCTGGCGAGGAACGAAGTGCCGGCGATCCTGGAGCGCGGCGAGGAAGTGCTGACCCGCTCCGATCCGCGCCACATCCTGAACGGCGGCAAGACGGCCGGGGCCGGCGGCGGGGGAGCCGGCCAGCTCGCCATCCGCAACGTGCTGGTGATGGATCCGAACATGATCCCCGAAGCCATGGCATCCAGCCAGGGCGAGCGGGTGACGGTGGCGAGCATCCGGAAGAATGCCGGCACCATCCGCAGCATCTTGGGGATCAAATAGATGCCGCTGGCGAATCTGCCGGCCTGGACGCTGGCGCCGGACTGGAAAGAGGGGGTGCTGGAGCGGCTGGAGTGGAACACCAGCGTCCTCGCCAGTCGCAGCGGCGCGGAGCAGCGCATCAGCCTGCGCCTCTCCCCGCGCCGCACCATCGAGAGTTCCTATGTCCTCGCCGGGCCGGAACGCGCGTTGTTCGATCTCGCGGTGGGCCGGGTAGGGCCGGGCGAATGGTGGCTGCCGCTGTGGTGGGACGCTCAGCGGCTCAGCGGCGCACTGGCGGCCGGTGCCACGGCGATCCCGGCGGCGACGCTCGGCCGCGGGTTCAAGGCCGGCGGCGCGGCGATGTTGTGGCGCACCGCGTTCGAGTATGAGCTGGTGGAAGTGGCCGCGGTCTCGGCCAGCGACATCACCTTGGCGGCCGGCACCGCGGCGGCATGGCCGGCGGGCACGAAGCTCCTGCCGGCTCGGCGGGCGCGATTCACCGAGCAGCCCAAGGGGCGGCGCAAATCGGATGGCGTGCTGACCGCGCAGGCCAATTTCCTCCAGGCCGAGCCCGAGGACGTGGCGGCGGGCGCCTGGGGCGTCACCTATGGCGGCTATCCCGTGCTCGCCGTGCCGCCGAACGAGACCGGGGATCTCTCGGCCGAGTTCGACCGGATCCTGGCCGAGCTGGACAACCAGACGGGCATTCCACTGGTGGTGGACGTGGCGGAGCAGGGCGCGACGCTGCAACAGCACGCGTGGTTCGCGCATGGCGCCGCCGAGCATGCCGCGCTCCGCGCCATGCTGTATGCCCTCCAGGGCAAGCTCATCCCGTTGTGGCTGCCGACCTTCGCCACCGATTTCGAGCCGGCCGAAGCTGCCCTCGCCGCCGACACGGGGCTCTATGTCAGGGAGTGCGGGTTCGGCCGCTTCGGCGGGCCGCGGACCGGCCGCGAGCATGTGCGGATCGAGCTGCGGGACGGCACGGCCATCCATCGCCGGATCGTGGACACGGCGCCGGCCGCGGGCGGCCGGGAATGGATCGCGCTGGATGCGGCGCTGGGAACCGGCTTCGCCCCGGCGGATGTCCGGCGCATATCGTTCATGGCCCTGTCGCGGCTGGAGCAGGATTCCGTCGAGATCCACCACGAGACGGATGTGGATGGGGTGTCCACCGTCGCGGCGGTGTTCCGCAGCACACCGGAGCGCCGCGTGGCGGCGGTGTGGGAGCCCCCTGCCCTCCGCTTGGCGGTGCAAACCAGCACGCCTTGCGGCGTCGCGGCGTGCGAGCTTGTCCCGGTCGGGGATCGCGCCTTGACCTTCGCCACTGGCGGGACGTTCTCGCGCATCACGCCGCTGGACGGCCTGGGCGGGGCTCTTGTCACCTTCAATGACGGCGCTTCGTTCGAGCGAGCCCGCATCGGCGTGGTGATGGGCGGGGTGAATTCCATCGGCGCCATCGCCACGCTGGATCCGCCCTATGTGCAGTATTTCGGGTATTTCGATCCTTCCACCCGCCGAAGCTGGATGCCGGCGCGGCCGGTGCGGCGCAGCCTGGGCTCGTGGGTGGTGCTGACCAACACCGCCAATTCCACGCAGTTCTGGGGCATGGGCGCGCAGCTCGGCGCTTCGGACATCACCGTTTCCGGCAGCCTGATCACGGTCGGGACCGAGACGAACCTACAGACCCCGACGCAGGGCGGGCCGAACAGCTATCTCCTCCAGGGCGCCGTGGCGGATGACGCGGATGGATTCATTGTCGCGGCGGTGATGGAGGGCGGCCAGGGCATCATCTATCTGCTTCGCTACAACGGCTCGCACGCCCTCACGCAGACTGTCACGGTGGTTGATCCCGGCTCGGCGCCGGGCGGCAGCCTGTTCAGCAACGGACGCGCGTATGACGCGTCGATGGCTCGGGCGGCCGGCGGCAACATCGTCGTGGTGTGGAGCGCCGTCCTCGACTATTTCCTGCCGACACGAAGGCAGCGGGTGTATGCGCGCGTGTATGACAGCGCTCTCAATCCGCTGGGAGCGGCCTTCGAGATATCCGACGCCGAGCCGGACCGCGACACGCTGCTGGTGCAATACCAAGACGCGATCCGCCCCACGGCGGATGGCGGATTCATGGTGATGTATCAGTCGCAGTGGGAGGATGCGGATTTCAACGACAGAGGCAGCCTGTATGTGCGCAAGTTGAATGCGGCCGGCGCCCCGGCGGCGGCGTCGGTGAAGCTCTATGACATCGAGCCCGTGGAGGCGGGGCAGTCGCATTATCAGCTCGGATGGGATGTGCGCGGCCCCGGCCTGTCGGCGGGCTGCGCCGATCTCGTGGTGTTCGATATCTCGCCCTATCCGGACTTCGATTATGACGGGCATCCGATGCGCGCGGCCTTGTTCGATTCCGCGACGGGCACGCTGATAAGCGAAACCTCCCTCGAACCGGGCAATGAGTTCGGCAATTTCCGCAGCGCCGATGGCGCCGTGGCGTGGCTGGGCAATGGCAGCGCCGGCTTCGCGGAGCGGCTGCCTCTGGCCGGCAGCCTTGCCCGCAGCTTCTATTTCCGGCGCGCGGCGCTGACGGGATGACCCTCCATGACGTTTGACCAGCGCGAGATCAGCAATTTCGACGGCAAGCCCGTCATCCTGTATGAGTTCACCCGCGGGGCGTTGGCGTGGCGCTATTGCACGGCGGACCGCGACATCACCTTGGGCGCCGACACTTATTCGGCCGTGCCGATCTCCGATGCCGGCGTGCATCAGAGCGGCCAGCCATCGGCCGACAATTTCGAGATCACGCTGCCCAGCAACGCCGCGGTGCCGGTGCTTTACCGGGGCACTCCGCCGAGCGACCGCATCTGGCTCAAGATCCGCCGGATGCACTTCGGCGATGGCGAGGCGGCCGTGGTGTGGGTGGGCAGCGTCGTGCAGGCCACGCAGCGCGACGAAGCCGAGACCACGCTGATCTGCCAATCCCTTACATCCTCTTTCGAGGGCAACGGGTTGAGGTTGTCCTGGCAGCGCTCTTGCCCGCACATGCTGTATGATAGCGAGTGCAAGGTGGACAAAGAGCTGTTCCGCCACACGACCACGGTGGCGGCGCTCGACGGAATCACCGTGCAGCTCGCGTCGGATGGCGGCAAGCCGGATCGGTGGTTCAGCGGCGGATTCCTGGAGTGGAGCGTCGCGGAAGGCACCTTCGAGCGCCGGCCGGTGGAGGAGCAAACCGGCGCGCTGCTGCGCCTCATCGGCGGCACGGACGGCATGACGGTCGGCATGACGGTCAATGTCTATCCGGGCTGCCCGCTGACCAGCGCCGCGTGCAGCGGCAAATTCAACAACATCGCCAATTATGGCGGCATCATCCATTTGCCGGGCAAGTCGCCCTTCGATGGCTCAAACCCTTTCTAGGAGCGCGCCGTGGGCTGGGAATACTTCGCAATCGCCATCGTGCTCATGGTGGCGTCCTATGTCATCACCGCGGCCACCATGCCGAAGCCGCAGGAGCGCTCGCCGGCAACCATTGATCAATTCGAGTTTCCGCAGTTCGAGGAAGGCACCCCGCAAATCGTGGTCTTCGGCGACGTGTGGCTGAAGGATTGGATGGTGCTCTACTACGGGGATTTCAGGGTTGAGGCGATGAAGGGCAAGAGCGGCAAGAAGTGATGGATCCGCTGGTGACAATCCGCCATCTCCGCGCCGCCAAGCTGTGCGCGGCCGGCGCGCGGGAGTGGTTCCGCGAGCAGGGCCTATCCTGGGATGAGTTCGTGAATCCCGGTCTCCCGGCCAGCGTGATCGAGGCGACCGGCAATCCGTTCGCGCAGCGCGTCGCGGCTATCGCGCGCAGGGAGGCAGAAGGTGGGCGGTAAGTCGGGAAGCTCCATCAAAGGCTACCGCTATCACATGGCCGTCCACATGGGGCTGTGCCGCGGCCCGGTGGACGAGCTGGTGGAAATCCGCGTCGATGACAAGACGGCCTGGACCGGCAGCATGTCGGACGATGGCGGCATGGTCATCGACGCGAGCACCCTGTTCGGCGGCGACGACAAGGAGGGCGGCGTTGCCGGCGGCTTCGAGCTGCTGATGGGCAAGCCCACCCAGGACATCGCCACGCGCGGGGTGCCGGATTACGCCAGCCGTTCGACGGTCTATGGCATCCTGTTCGGCGCGGTGCCCGAGGTCTCGACGCGCTGGCCGCTCACCGCGTTCCTCACCGGTCTCTGCTCCAGCTTCCGCGGCGTGGTGACGGCCTTCTATCGCGGCCAGATCGCCGTCAACAACCCCTATCCGAAAGCCTGGGCGTTCCGCGTGCGCCGCAGCCTGAAGGGCTGGATGGGCGATGATCCGTGGTATCCGAGCAAGGCCACGGTGCTGCTGGCGGGCGGCGCAATCCGCGCGATGAACCCGGCGCACATCATCTATGAGTGCATCACGAATGCCGCTTGGGGCCGCGGCTTCCCGCGCTGGATGCTGGACGACGAGGCATTCACCAGCACGGCCAACGTGCTGTGCGAGGAAGGCTTCGGCTTGTGCGTCGCGTGGCGGCGCGAGGAATCGCTGTCGCAGTTCATGCAGCGCATCCTCGACCACATCGGCGGCGTGATGTATGTCGATCGACGCACCGGCCTCATCAGCCTGCGCCTCATCCGCGATGATTACGATGTGGCCGAGCTGCCGCTGTTCAGCCCCGACACCGGCTTGCTGAGCGTGGAGCAGGCGGACGGCACCGCCAGCGACACGCAATTCAACGAAGTCGTGGTCACGTTCGTCAGCCCGATCGACGGCAAGGATCGGCAGGTTCGGGCGCAGAACCTCGCGGCGTTCCAGGCGCAGCAGTCAGTCATCAGCCGCAAGAACGACTATTCGGCCATCCCGACGCCCGATCTCGCGTTGCGCGTGGCGCAACGCGATCTCCGCATGGGCGCCGCCGGGCTGAAGCGCTACACCCTGAAGATGGACCGGCGGGCCTGGAAGATCCAGCCGGCCGGGGTGTTCCGCATCAGTGATCCGAGCCGCGGCATCGAGAATATGGTGCTGCGCGCCGGCAAGATCGAAGACTCCAGCCACACCGAGGGCACGATCACCATAACCGCGGTGCAGGACGTGTTCGGCCTGCCCGCCACGAGCTTTGTCAGCTATGAGGCGGGATCCTGGGCGCCGCCGGACCGGTCCGCGCTCGTGGTGAGCACGCGGCTCGTCACCGAGGCGACTTACCGCGATGCCTTCCTCGTCCTGGGCGCCGCCGACACGGGCGCGCTGGCGGCGGATGCGGCCTATCTCGCGCTGTTCGGCGCCAAGCCTTCCGGGCTGTCCACCGACTATATCCCGGCGACGCGCGTGGGCTCGGCCGAGTTCGCGCCCGGCACGCCGGCCGCCTGGACACCCAGCGGCACCCTGGCCGCCGCCATCGGCTACCACGACACGGCCATCGTCGTGACGGGGCTGAGCGAAGCGGTGGAGGGCGCCGCGGGCTCGGCTGTTCAGATCGGCGATGAGGTTGTGCGCCTGGACGCCTGGGATGCCGCCACGGGCGCCGCCACGATCGCCCGCGGCTGCCTCGACACCCTGCCCGCGCCGCACCCGGCCGGCGCCCGCGTGTGGTTTCTCGATGAGGGCCGCGGGACGGATGGGGTGGAGTATGTGAGCGGGGAGTCCGTCGATGTGCGGCTGCTCACGCGCACCAGCTCGGACACTCTGGCGCTGAGCGCGGCGCCGACTGACACGGTGACTCTCGCCGGCCGCATCGCCCGCCCCTACCCGCCGGGCGCCCTGACCGTCAACGGCGAGCCGGTCAGCGATGTGGTGGCCGCCACGGGCGAGCTTGTCTTCGCCTGGGCGCACCGGCACCGCACCCAGCAGGCCGATCAGCTTTTGGAGCATGGCGCGGCGTCGGTCGGGCCTGAGCCGGGCACCACCTACACCCTTCGGCTGTATGACGGCGCCACGCTGCTGCGCACCGAGAGCGGCATCACCGGCACGACCTGGACCTATGACGCGACGGCATCGGCCGCGGATGGCGACGCGCCGCTGCTCGGGGTGGAGCTGGAGGCGGTGCGCGACGGGCTGGTAAGCCGGGCGAAATACAGCTTCACGGTCAACCGCGCGGCCGGATTCGATTCCAACTTCGATAATTTCTTTGACGGAGCTTGATATGCCGGGGACCGCTGGCCCGAATCTCGGGCTGATATGGGGCTGGACCGCGGGCGAAAACGGCTGGGGCGTGGGTGGCTTCAACCCAAACTCGGCGCTGCTCGACGCCCTGATTCATCTCAGTGTCAAGTCCGCCACCACGGCGGCGCCGCCCGGCTCGCCGGCCGCCGGGGATCGCTACATCGTCGGCGCCGCGGCGACGGGCGCCTGGGCGGGCAAGGACGGGCAGATCGCCGTCTATCGGGATGCGGCCTGGAGCTTCTACCCCGCGCGCCGCGGCTGGCGTGCCGAGGTCCAGGACACCGGCAAGCTCGTCATCCACAACGGCACGGCCTGGACGGGCGAGCCGGTGGCGGCGCACACGCATCCCGTCGCCGATATCGAGGCCACCGGGACGGCGAGCGCCACCACGGTCCTCTGGGGTGATGGTAGGTGGGCCGCGCCGCCGGCCGGCGGGGGCGGCGGAGGTAGCGCGATCATCGTCAGCGACGAGGGCACGCAGATCACGGCGGCGGCCACATCGCTCAACTTCACCGGGGCCGGCGTCACGGCGGCCGACGATGGCAGCGGCGGCGTCACCGTCACCATACCGGGCACCGGCACCGTCGATGTCGGCGACATCAATGCGACCGGCACGCCCGACGCCACCACGTTCCTGCGCGGCGACGGGGCCTGGGCCGTGCCTTCCGGCGGCGGAGGCGGCGGCACGACATGGGCTATCCCGCTCCGCGGCGCGCTTGCCTATATGTCCGCGGATTGGGTCAACCCGGCCAACATCACCACGGCCGGGCAGCCTGTCAGCATGGACACCGAGGTCCGCGACACGGACGGTTTCCATGATCCGGCGAACCCGACTCGCATGACGGTCCCGGCCGGCGTCACGAAGGTCCGCCTGCGCGCCGGCTACTGGATGACGGGCATCGACGCGAGCCTGGACTCCGGGTTCGCGGGTTTCATCCGGAAGAACAGCGGTTCGACCTACCCCGGCGCCGCCACCGAGATTTACGAGACGGGCAAATACTCCGAGGCCGGGGGGCTGCTGGAAACCGCCGTGCTCGACGTGGTGGCGGGCGACTATTTCGATTTCGCTGTGCAGGCCACGGATTCCACCGTCACCTTGAAGGGCGGCGGCAAGACGTGGCTGGAAATCGAGGTTGTCGAATCCGACCAAGCCCCGTTCGCCGTCACCGACGCGCCGGCCGATGGCAAGTTCTACTATCGGAACAACGGTGCGTGGACGCTCGGCCCGCAGGACATCAGCCTGTGGGTGCCCGGATCGCCCGCGGGCGGCGCGCTCGTGGCGCGCTATCTGGTGCCGCGCGCTATCAAGCTGCCCGCCGGGCTGCCCGGCTCGATCGGGCACGCAGGCACGGCCGCGACGGCTTCCGCCAGCTTCGCCTTGCGCCTGAACGGGGTGCAAGTCGGCACCATCGCCTTCGCAGCCGGCGCGACGGCGCCGACCTTCACGCTGGCGGCCGATGCCACCTTCGCGGCCGGCGACCGCCTGGACATCACAGCGCCGGCCACGCCCGACGCGACGCTGGCCGACATCGCCCTGACCATCATCGGAAGCAGGATCTAATCCATGGCCGTCCGCTATCTCGATCCGGAAGACGGCAACGACGCGGCCGATGGGCTGAGCTTCGCCAGCAGGAAGAAGACTTGGCTCTCCGCCTCGACGGGCATGGCGGCCGGCGACGAGATTCGCGTCATCGCCTCGCCCGGCCCCAACAACATCGGCTCGGGCACGTGGACCGACAACTCGCGCAGCGTCGCCATCCCCGCCGGGCTGGTGAAGACGGTCGATGAGGGCCTGAGCGGCACGGGCTGGGTGGCCGCGGCCAATATCACCTTGAGCACCAGCACATCGAAGAAGGTGCTGACGGCCGGCACGACCCAGACATTCATCGTCGCCACGGCGTTCACCACGGGCAAGGTCGCGCACAAGACGCTCGGGGCGGCGATGGACCTGAGCGCCTTCCAATCGCTGAGCATGTGGGTCTTCTCGTCGCTGGGCAGCGTGCCGGTGGGATCGCTCGAATTGCGGTTGTGCAGCGACACGACCGGCGACGTGCCGGTTGCCACCCTGCCGTTCGATGACGGCGTGCTGTCCCTGTCGGCTTCGGGCTGGAATATCGCTTTCAAGGATTTCGGCGCCGCGCTGCCGTCCGGCATCCAATCCATCTCGATCTATGCCAACAGCGACCCCGGCACGCCGACCTTCCGGTTCAGCAACCTCATTGCCGCCAAGGGGCGCGACGATCCGCTGCATCTGTCGCATCTGTCGCTGATCGGCAAGCACACGACCGCCGAACCGGAGTGGTATCCACTCCAGGCGATCGGCGAAACCAGCGTCGTCATCGGATATACGCGCAGCGCCGATGAGCTTGCCGCCAGCAACCTCAAACGGCCCTATCGCGGCACGACCGAGACGGTGGACACCTACGCCGCTCGCTCGCTGGCGCTGGTGTCATCGGACGCGAACCGCTTGCTCCAGGTTGCCGGCACGCTGGCCGCGCCGTGCAAGATCACGGGCGGCTGGCGCCGATCCGACATGGCGGCGCAGGACGGCGTGACATGGCTGAACGGCCGGGGCCGCATCGCCGACCTGCTGAACGGCAATTCGAAAGCGTTCTGGAATGTGGAGAAGCTGGGCTTCGCGCTGGCGCCGGGACAGGCGCTCTTTCAGAATTGGAGCGGATGGAACATCCAGCTAGAAGGCTGGCTCGGCTGCGACAGCCCATTCTACGATTCCGGCAGCATGTCCGTCGATGCGGTTTACACCTACACATGCAAGCAAATCTGGGGGATGCCGGTTGCCTTCAACTGGCCGGTCAGCACATGGCCGCTCAAGGCCAGCATCGACCGCATCCACGGCGGCGCCTTCACTGGCGCCGCGGCCTATACCGGCGCGGGCGGCCTGGGCGACCGAATGGACATCCGGATCGGACGCATCGACAACAATGCGGGCTACGGCGCGGGCACGGGCTCGAACCCGAATCACAATTTCCTCCGCGGCACCCGGTTCGACAACAACGACCAGGGCGACCTGTTCATCGGCACCACCGACATGACGCTGACGTGCCACAACTGCACGCTGGGCAGCGCGACAAAATACACCGTCCTGGGCACGGCGAGCCGCACATACGGCGCCATCGTCATCTCGGCCGAGGGCGGCGATCCGACCAAGCACACCATCGCCAAGCGCGCGACCGTCCTCACCACCGACGCCGCGGTGCGGCACTCGCCGGCCGGGGTGTCCTGGAAGTTCACGCTCACCACGAATGCCGGCGGCGCATCCGCCGCGCTGCCGCAGGATTTCAAGCTGGCGGACATCGCTGTGAAGGCCGGCTCGACCGTGACGGTGAAGTGCTGGATGCAGCGGGACTCCGCCTCGCTGACGGCAGGCATCTACGTCAAGGATGGCTGGATCGCTGGCGTGACCGAGACGCGATCCGAGATGACCGCCGCGGCCGGCGCCTGGGAGCAGCGCACGCTCACCTTCACCCCGACGCAGGATGGCATCGTGCCGATCCACGGCTATGCCCACGGCGCGCTGGCGAGCGCGTGGTTCGATGACTTGGAGATCACCTGATGGCCCTCGCCACCCGCGCCGACTTGCTCACGCTCGATATGGGCCGGCTGGGCGCGCCGTTCGTCATCGTGACAAAGGGCGCGGCCGAGGACCGGCCGGACATCGGGTTCCTGGGCGCTCCGGTCTTCACCGCGCCGAGCCCGGCGACGGTGGTGGCCGTGCTCACCACGCGGCTGTTCGTCGTGAGCGTCTAGCGGCGCTGCACAAAACCGTCAGAAATGCAAGGAGCTACCTGGGATAAACGCGTGAAAAGACGTTCACATAGTTGAGAAATCTGCGATGAACGCATAAGTTGATGCCTGGGTGGCCCATCGGGGGCCGCCGAAGGACACCCTCCCATGTCGGGGACCGTCGCGCCGAGCTTCACCGATCTTCTGGCCGCCGCGGTCTCCCGCTGGACCATGGCCGTTGTCGTGGTCCCGGCTGCCTTGGCTGGAGGCTACTGGGGCGTGTCCGCCTTGGTCGGGCTGAAGGGCGACATGCCGACGCTCCGCGCCGACGTGACCCGCCTGGAGCGGGAGATGGAGCGCGTCGAGCGCAGCGCTAACAGCCAGCTCGGCGAGGCTTACAAGGCGATCGAGGCCGCCTCGAAGCGCGGCGAGGAGCGCCGGCAGGACATCGAGCGCGGGATCCGCGAGCGGACCAATGCCGTGGACAGCCGCTTCGCCGCGCTGGAAACCAATCTGGGCTCCCTGACCGGGGGCGTGATCGAGCTTCGCGCCGAGCAGCGCGGCATCAAAGCGGGCGTGGACCGCATCGAGGGACTGATCAGCGGACTTCAGGCGCGGCCTTCCGCGACAGCCGCCATTCCTGTGCTTCCTGTGGAGCCGCAACGCGGTCCCGCCCGCGCCATCGACAACCTTCGCCAGCCGTGGGGCAGCGCCCGATGAACCCGATTTATGCGGAATTGATTCAGCAGCTCACATTCGCCGCCGTCACCGCCGTCATCGCCTACCTCACGCCGAAGGTGCGGGACTGGCTCCAGGCGCATGTCCACGCGCGGGACATGGATTTGCTGACGGGCGCGCTCGGCCGCGCCGGGCAGCTCGCCGCGCAGGACGTGCTCGCCGGCAAGGCGCCGTCCCTGGAGACCGCCGCGGCCGGGATGGTCGAATACGCCAAGGCCAATCTGCCCGAGACCGTGCAGAAGCTCGGCCCGACCGAGACGGCCCTGGCGCAGATGGCGACGGCGATCCTCCTGGAGAAGCTGGGCGGGCGCCTTCCCGCCGTCAAATAGGGGCCGACGATGCCGGATTCCATCTATCCGCGTGGCGATGCATTGCTTTCGGACAGGCTGGAATCCTTCCTGACCGATGACGTGATCCGCCGGGTGATGCCGAAGAACCGCCAGCCGGCGGCCTGGAGCAAGGCGCTGGCGACGGCCGGGCGGCGCTACCGCATCGACACGCGGCTGCGCGTGGCGGCGTGGCTCGCCCAGCTCGGGCACGAGAGCGGCGACTGCATGCAGCTCGTCGAGAATCTGAATTACTCGGCCGCGGCGCTGCGGCGGATGTGGCCGAGCCGTGTGCCCGAGTGGCTGGCGCAGCGCATCGGCCGTGTGGATGGCCCCGGCGGGCACAAGGCGGACCAAGCCGCCATCGCCGAAGCCGTCTATGGCCGGCGCAAGGATCTGGGCAACATCATCCAGGGCGACGGCGCCAAATACATCGGCCGCGGCGCCCTTCAAATCACGGGCTACGCCAATTACTCCATCATGGCCGAGCAATTCGCCATGCATGTCGATGACGTGGCGGAGTGGCTGGTGACACCGGAGGGCGCCGCCCTGGCAGCGGCCTATTACTGGCAGTCGCGCGGCCTGAATGAGCTGGCCGATGTCGGCGACATCGACGAGATCAGCCGGCGCATCAACGGCGCCAAGACCATCGAGGGGGTCAATGGACTCGAGGACCGGCGGGCGCGCTACGCCATCGCGCGGAGAGCCTTGCTGCCCGCCACCGTCTAAGCGGGGGCGCGGCGCCCAGCCGAAGGACATGACCGGGCGCCGGATCGGCATGCTTGTCGTGCGCGGCCCGGCGCCGCAGCCGCCCAGGCGCAGCTATCGCGGCGCGTGGTGGCTGTGCGACTGCGACTGCGGCGGCCAGAAAGTCGCGCCCGGCTGCTTCCTGCGCGCGGGCGACGTGACGAATTGCGGCTGCGTCAAGCGCGAGAGAGCCAGGACTCTCGTGCGGTTCCGCTGGGCTACCAGGGCTGTTCCGGAACCCGCCGAATGATGCGGAGCTGGCCGCGCTGGACGGCGACTTCCGCATAGCATTTCACGTCGCCCGCCAGCAGCCTCATAATCTCGGGCGTCATCGGAAATTCGGACCGGAATTCCCGGTGCTCGTCATAGAGCAGTGCCGTTGGGACTTCGGTGGTAAAGAGCGACTTCTGCACCTTCACGATCATTGCGCACTCCTCTGCATGGGCCGGCTTGCCGGCATGCCGGCCCGCCGGTATATGGCATTGTCCGCGCTGATGGAGATGGGCGCGGACATCCGGCTCGGACGGGGCTGTGATGGTCACGCCGTCCGAGCCGGCTGTCTGTCTCACTCCTCTCTTGGCGACTCGCGCGGGCGTGTGCCAGGATCGGCGCGCCCTTGCCTCTGGGTGGATTGACCTGTCCTAGCGGGTTGACCAAGGCGCCCCCGGATGTCCTGCCGGTCTATTCGGGGGCGCCGCCTCGATCCGCTCCTCCGGGCTACGGAAGATCAGCGCCGCCTTGAGCATGGCGTGCAGCTTGCGCACTTCCGCCACCATCTCGAACCACGCGGCCGGGTCTTCGCCCTCCAGGACCATGGCGGTGCCCTGCGATTCGCACGCCTTGATCATCTCGCCCAGCCAGCTCAGCGGGCGGATGGCTTCGGGCATGTCCGGATCGCCGCCGGTCAGCGCGATCTCGAAGCGTTCCAGCCGGGCGGCGGCTGTCATCAGCGCGGCGGCGGCCATGCCGATGGCGAGCAGCATTGGATCGCGCAGGGCCGATTCCTCATTCACTTCGGCTGTCATCGCCTTTGCGATCGCCCTGAGCTGCGCCACGCTTCCGGGCGGCTGATGCGGCACTTCCATTGGTTTCTCCTGTCTTGAACACAGCCAGCAGCTCCGCCACCCGCTCATCCGTCCAGCCCGGCGGGATGTGCAGATACGCGGGAATGCCCGGCCAGATTTGGATGGGCTCCCGCTCCTCCAGCGGCGGCTCGCTCATGGCTCGTCATCCTCGAACGGCTTGCCGATCACCGCGGGCTCGATGCCACGCTCGCGCGCCAGCTCACGGGCATACCGGTTCGCGCCCGCGCACTGGCGATAGTGGCGGGACCACATCGGCGGGCGCTCCTCGCCATCTCCGTTCGTCTCCCACTCGACGCGGGCGCTGTAGACCGTCTTGTGACAATGGAAGGGCTGGCCGAGCGTCGCCGCGAAGCGGATGCCGTCCAGGCGCTCGGCCGAGAGATAGCCGCGCCCTTCCCTCTCCGCCTTGAACGGGCAATCGGCGCACTCCCGCGGCATCGGGTCCAGACCGCGGAAGATGGTCACGCCGAGATCGCCGGGCTTCAGCGCGCCCATGGCGGGATCCGGATGTGGCGAGCGCTGCGGCGGTGCGCCCAAAACGTCAGGGCGATGCCCGTCAGGAAGCCGCTCGTCCAGACAACGGCGGCGTCTCCAAGTGGTATGCCGCGTGTGTAGATGCACGCGGCAGCGGCGGCGGTCCAGACCGCCGCGACGAACGCCTTTGTGCCGACCCAGCCCATCAGTGTGGCGCCCCGCTGCGGGGCACGATATTGATCTGCCCGCGCTCTAGCCGCCCCGCTGCCAGCAGGCACACCACCATGCACTCGTGCTCGAAGCGCTTTGCCAGCTCGCCGACCGGATCGAACACCGCCAGGAAGGTGGCGAAATCCCGCCACGCCTCCAGCGCCTCCGGTATGTCGATCAGCTCGCGCGGATCATTCTCGTAACCGCCGATGCTCGGGCCGAGCCGGTGCTTCGGCAGCATCTTGGCGAGGCGCACGAATTCCTTGGCGGCGTCGTGCGCGTTCCACGCCTCGCCCTTGCGCCAGAATTCGAAAATCAGGAGATCCCCCATCAGAATCGTTTTCACCGCCCCCTCCCCTCCCGGCGGAGGTCGATGAAATCGGCATCCAGCACCGGGTAGCCTTCCTTCCGCAGCAGCTCCAGCACGAGGCGCGAGCTGGACCGCCCCGCGGCAGCGGCGCGGGTTTTCAACTCCCTCGCCACCCGCTCGGGCAGCAGCAGCTCGACGCTGACTTGCTTGGGCTTCTTCAGCCTCCGGGACGGCGCGGCAGGCACGACCCGCTCGGCGAGCGGCTGCATGCGCGCCCGGAGGGCTGAATCGTCGATCTCGTCTTCAATGTCAGGCAGTCTTGGCGTCGGCATCAGACAGTTTCCTCCAGCAGCGCGGGCGCGCTCGGCAGGCCGAGCAGCGGCGTGATTTCATCGGCAATGGCGGATATGTTCAATGCGGCGCCCCCTTCCCTGCCTTTCGCATCCACTTCCCAGACCGGGCGGCCGGTGAAGGTGAGCTTGCGGAAAGCGGCGCGCTCCAAGAGCTGCGTCGCCAGCATCGGCAGGCCGCGCTTCTCGAATTGGGCGAGCACATGCCCGGTCACTGTCTGGTGCAGCACCGGGGCGCGCGTGAGGACCACCCGCGCCTCGATTGGCCGCTCCGCGATATCCGCGGCTTGCTTCACGACGCGCATGGTCTTCAGGGCTTCGAGCACATCGAAGCGGCTGGGCTGGGCCGGCACGAGCACCAGCCGGGATTTCGCGGCGGCATAGAGCATCGCCTGATTGGCCGTGCCCTCCAGATCCACCACCACGAGCCGGGAGCGCCGCCGGGCCGCCGCCAGCGCTTCGAGCAGGGTATCCGCGTCGGCGGTCTCGGCGCCCACGCCCGGCGGCTGACCGAGACGGATGCAGCCGGCGGCCGTGGCGTTCGGGTCCGCGTCGATGACTTCCACGAGTTGCCGGCCCTCCGGATTATCCGGCATGCCGGCATGCCGGCTGTCCGGCCCTCCGTCATACCGGTGTGCCGGCGCGCCGGCAAGCCGGTGTGCAAACTCGCAAGCCAAGGAAAAGGCCAGTGTGGTTTTCCCGACGCCCCCTTTCGTGGACGCGAGGCTCACCACCGGGGCGAGGTCAGCCATGGGCCTTCTCCGCGCTCGGCTCCAGCGGTTCACAAGGCGCACCCGACTGGAGAAGCGGCGTCTCCACCAGCTCGTAAATCCGACCCTTGCCGGTCTTGCCGTGCGCCCGGATCCGCCCCTCTTGCTGGAGCTGCTGGGTCACGACGCGGAGCCGGTATTGCGCCGGGCCGTCCGCCGAATCGATGCCGAGCATGCCGGTGAGCTGCCCCGCTTTGACCGACCCGCCGACTTCGCGCAGCGTCCGCAGGAAGCGCTCGCGCAGCTCGGTTTGCGCCGGGGCCGCGGCGGGCGCTGGCGGGCGTCCCCGCGGCGGCGCCTGGGGCGGGGCTGTCACTCGCTGACCGGTGTAGACGCCTAGCACGACATCGTTGACGACCAGGATTCGATCGCCCGGCCGAGCGGTGAATTCCTTGCCGACCTCGAAGACCATGCCCTTCAGATTGTCGAGGATTTCCATTTTCGCCTCCCTAGGCGGCCCGGAACGTGCCCGGCGCGTCGTTTTCGAGAATCCCTTCGCGGACCAAGGCGCGGCAGACGGTCCGCACGACGACTCTCTTGGCATTTTCCGTTAAGTGCCCGTCCGTTTTCCAAGCGTTGAGAATCGACTGGACGGAAATGGCCTCGCCGCTGCCGAGCTGGCGGCGGGCGATCCGCTCGATGGTCGCCCGAAATTCAGCCGCCAGATCGTCGGGGCCGCGGTAGGCGCGGGCCTTGCCCGGCAAGCACAGCTCGGTCCGGCTGCGCTCCAGGAGTTTGCCGCTATCGAGCAAATGGCGGACGGCTTCGCTAATGTAACGGTAGCGCGTTATTGTTGCGACGTGGGAAAAGGCAGAAATATGTAATAAGTCTTCGCGGCTGAAGAAATCAGCATCCGCCAGTTCTCGCTGGATGCTGTGGAGCAACGCCCTCGCGTTTTCTTCTATCGGATCGAAGGGTTTTGCCCCGTAAACGCCGGACGACGCCATGGCGTCAACTCTCGGCCGCGCCCTGATCTTTCCCATTACACCCATTGTCACCTTCTATGCTTGGCCCGTAAGCCGGTATGCCGACATACCGGCATGCCGGATAGTCCGGTATCCCGGTATGCCGGCACTCGGAATATGCCGGCATATTGGCTGGATGCATAGATGGAACGAATACGGAAACTTACACGCCCACGAGAACAACGGGCTCTTGCCGTCGCCGCAGTTTCGGATGACGCTGCCGTTAGGACTCCACCCGGAGTCCGACGAGGGGATTACCGACCGTGTAGGCAAAAAGAAAGGCCCGCCACCCGCTACCAACGGATGACGAGCCCCCGAGCGCGTAACTCGGTTAGATCAGGACTCTAGAACGCCCTGATCCTAACCGACACATCCCGTCTTGCAACCCTGAAAATCGGGGAACGGGGGCGCTCGGGGGTAGCGAGTGGTGGGCTTCTCTGAAAGGGAAGCCATGCCGAGACCGCCTGACGTGCCGCAATGCCTGTCCTCCGCCGAAATCCGCTGGCGGATTCAGCGCAGCGCCCGGCTGATCAACAAAACCCGCGCCAAGGGCCGGGCCGCGCCGCTGAGCGGCAAGACCATGGATTTGTTGCACTGGCTGCTCTGGGAGGCCCCCCGGCGGGCTGGCGGGCTTTGGCCGAGCGCGGAAGCCATTTCCCGAGCGACAGGAATCGGGCTGCGCACTGTCGAGCGGGCGCGCAAAACCCTGGCCGCCTGGGGGCTGATCATCCTCCACCCGCGGCGGCATCGGGTGCCCTGGCCGGTTCGCGTCGGCCAGCAAGTGAGTGTCATTCGCATCGGCATGACAACCTCGCATGCCGTGACCTTCCCGGATTTCGTCCGGACCTTCCCGGCGCAGTTCAGGCCCCGCCAAATTAGCGGTGAAGGGGAAATCCCTAGATTCTCTAGGGATAAAGGGGGGAGGTTCTTACCCGCCCCGGTCCGCGACAGGTTCGAATTGCTCAGGAAGCAGGGCGCGCCGGCCGAGTCGGGGGCACCGACCCTGCCGGCGGACGCCGCGGCCCTCGCGCAGCGCCGGGTTCTGCTGGCGGCGGAGGAGCAGAAGCGGCGGAACCGGGAGGCGGCGAGGGCTCGGCGGATCCTTTAAGCGCCTCGCGGCACTTCCGCGCCACATATTTCGGACCGATGACGCCACGCTCGGCCGTGGCGAGGAGATCCCGCATGGCCGTTTCAAGCTGGATGACTCGAGCCTCCAACCGCTCGGCCGTCCTGAAGGGCGACGGCTCGCATTGGCACCACATTTCGACTTCGCCGCAGGCGGCGCACTCGACGCGCTCACCGATGACTCTGGTTCCTGGCATTGTGGCAAGGGACTCTAGGTTGCGGGAAGGATGTTTATCGCAAGTCAGCGCCGCCCCGGCGGCCCCTCCGCCAGCAGCCGGCGGACCGCATCGCCCCGCGTGCCGGGCGTGAGGCGCATGAGCCGGCGGCCCAGGCAGCCGCAGCTCAGGGTGTTGCCGCTGCGCAGCGCGTGGCCCGCCACGGCCTTGACGGTGCTGCACCGGCATTCGCATTCCCACATGGCGAAGCCGGACCGGTTTCGCGGCGGATCGGCGCGGCGGAGGACTTTCAGCCAGCCGAAGGTCCGCCCGGTCATATCGTTCAGCGGATAGGCCATGTCACCGCGCGCCCCCGGCATAGGGCTCGGCCAAGCCCTCATCGAGCATGATCTGATTCACCGACTTGCCGCCCGGCAAGATGAGCACCGCGAGATACCGGCCGTATTTTTCCCGGCGGTCCTTCAGCGTGCGGACCGTGATCCAGGGGTGCGGCGCCAGCAGCTCGGCGAGCCGCGCCTTGGCCTTCTGCGCCGCCAGCCGCTTGGCGGGATCGAAGGAATTCAGCTCAGGCGTGTTGATGCCGTCCAGCCGGAAAATGTCGTCGCGGTGGATGCTGAATCCGAGATCGGCGCGAAGCCGCACGGTATCGCCGTCGATCACATTCACCACCACGGCCTCATACTCATACATTGCCGCCGCTCCTACGGGTTCTGCTCGACATAGCGCGCCAGCTCGTCAGCCGTGCGCAGCGCTTCATCCATCGCCATTCCCCGGCGGAAGCGGAGGAAGTTGACGATGCGCAGCTTGATTTCCTCGCTCAGCGGCTCCTCGTCGGAGGGGCCGTTGTTGAGGGCCTTGCAGTTCCAGCACCTATGCATCATGGCGTCCGTTCAGCCTCCCAAGCTCGCGCTCGATCCACGCGCTCCAGTAATCCGCCAGCGCCTTGCGGACCGCCTCGGGATCCGCCGGCCCGGCATACACTTCCTCGCCGGTCTCACTGTCCTCGATGACGATGTGATTCTCCCCGACCGGGTAGCCGACCAGCACGGGCATCCTGGGCATGGCGTCCTCCCGCCGTGGCGTCGTCTGGCGCGTCGATTGGGAATTGCAGCACCGCCACCGTGCCCGTGCCGTCCGGACCGGATGAGCGGGTGAATCTGCCTCTGAGCTGGCTGGCGAGGCCGCGCAACAGGCGCGTGCCCATGCCAGTGCTGTTCGAGCGGACATCCGGCAGCACATCGGCCGCGCCGACACCATCATCCGCCACGGCGAGGCGGTAGTGATCGCCTTCCGCCTCGAAGGTCACGCGCACCGCGCCCGAGCGGTCATCCGGGAAGGCGTATTTCAGCGCGTTCGTGACAAGCTCGTTGACGACGAGCCCGAGCTGCACCGCGCGCTCGCTGCCGATCCAATGGTGCTCGATGTCCGCATGCACCGACACCGGCCGCAACCCGTCCGACGAGTGGATTTTGTCGAGATCCTGGCAGAGACCGCAGATGAATGCATGGGTATCGACGAGCGCGCTGAGCCCGTCGCCTCGCGGCCGGGCCGCCTCCAGGCGGGTGTGGACACGCGCCATGGCGAGCGCGTGGTCCGCGGCTTCCTTCAGCGCCAGCTTCGCCTCGGGGCTCTTGGCGCTGCGCGAGCGCAGCAGCAGCACCGACACGAGCGACATGAGATCGTTCCTCGTCCTGTGCCGGTATTCCTCCAGGATGAGTTTGCGCATGTGCTCGTCGCTGCGCACCGCCTCCAGGGCGCGGTGCAGCGTCTCGATGATCAAGGCGTTCAGGCAACCGACTGCGAGAAACATGATGATTCCGGCGATGTCCGCGGCGTCGTGCACCGCGAAGCTGCGGATGGGCGCGAGATAGAAATAGGCGGCGAGCAGGGCGCTCGCGGCCGTGGCGACGAGGCCGCCCGCGCCCGAGAAGAACAGCGCCGCGAGCATCACGGCGAAGATGAACGCGATGAACGGATAGCCGTCCGCCGCGGGCATGATCGGCGTTGCCGCCTGACGCGCGGCGAAGGCCACGCCGACCAGCGCGAGCGCCCCGGCGATGCGCGCGGGCGCGGAGAGCCGCCGCGTCCGCCGCACCGTGCGATGGAAGACCCGAGACAGCGGCATCCGGGCTCACGCCTCCCGATGTGCCCGGATGCCGGGAGGAAAGGCGTCAGAGCGCAGCGTCGCGCGATTCCGCCGCGCGCCGCGCCACCGGCTTCTTGCGCGAGACGGGCTTCCTGGCGGCGGCCTTCTTCGCCTTCTCGGTCTTCCGGCTCCGCCGCGGCGGGGCAGGAGGATCGAGCACCGGCACGGAATCGATCACGGGCTCGGCCGCGGCCTCGGCGGCGGGCGCCTCGTCATCCTGGATGAACAAGTCCCGCTGGCGCGGATCATCCTCCGTGAGCATCGCCTGGGTGCTGGCGTCGCCCGAGACGGCGATGCGCAGCGAGCGATCCTTCACCGAGCCCACCGGCTGACCGACATAATTCTCCAGCTCGGCCAGGGTCTCGTCATCGGCGGCCCGCCAGCGCAGCAGCCATTCGCGGGTATCGCCCGCGACATCGAGCGCGTAATGCACGGCGGCGTTGAGGAAGTCCGCATCGCTCCAAACCCGGCCCCCCGACTCATCCGGGCGCCCGGTCTTCGGCCTGCGCTTCGGCGTCTCGATATCCTTGCCCGTCGCTTTGGCCTTGCCGGCGGCTTGCGCCTTCTCCACGGCGGCCTTCAGCACATCGACCGCCTCCGAGCCGTGCTTGCGGACCTGGGCGATCGCTTCGGTGGCGGAGACCTGTCCGCGGACCACCATCGAGCGCACCGCGGCCGGCGCGCCGACGAGCACCAGGAGATCGCTCACATAGCGCTTCGTCTTGCCGATGCGCTGGGCGATCCGGTCCTCGTCCCAGCCATAGCGGGCGAGGCGATGCACGATGACGGCCAGCTCATAGGGCTGGAGCGGGCGCGACTTATTCGCATTGGCGAGCTTGGCGGTGAGGTCTTCCAGGCTCGTCGCCTTGCCCGTGAAGACCACCGGGATATCGCCCAGCTCCCGGTTCTTCGTGATGGCGATATCGAAGGCGGCGAGGCGGCTGTGCCCCTCCACCGCATAAATCACGTTGCGGTCCTTCTCGCGCACCACATAGCAGGCCAGCGGCTTGTCGGGATACCAGCCTTCGGTGGCGATGCTGTCCGCCAGCTCCTCGATGTGCTGCCGGTATTCCGGGAGATCGGCGCGCACGTTGAAGCCGTCGAGTGTCTTGATCGCCTTGCGCGGCACGCGCCAAAGGCCGGCGGTGCCGGTCACGGGCGCGGCGCCCACGGCTTTCGTCGCCTCGGCGATGCTGCCTGCCGTCAGATCGAGGTCGAAATCTCGGGTAATCTTAACCATGCCGGGGGAGTCCTTGGACGGGGGAGAAATCACTTCGATTCGGGAAACGCGACCGGCGGCGCCGCCTCGGTCATCACGGATTCCCGGTTCAGATGGTGCATCGGCTCGGCTGGCGGCAGCGCGCCGCAGCCGGCCATGATCTCCCCGTGCACATACTCCATCGCCTGCCGCACGGTGGCGCCGGGCGGGAGGTCGAATGAGACGAGAAACGTCACGCGTGTAGTCATGATATCCCCTTGTCGATCGGATAGGCGTCGGCCCTTTTCCGGGCTTCTTGGCTGGCGCGCACTTCGGCGCCGGTCGGGGCGGTGCGCCACCATTCGCCGGAACGGTTGCCGCCGTCCGGATAGGTTGCGGGCGCGAAGACCGCGGCCCCGTTGTCGAGCGGGCGCAGAAATCCCCATGGCTTCGCGTGCCCGACCTTATGGACGAAAAGGGTCCAGCATTCCGCCGGCATGGCGGCCACCGCCTGCGCCGGAAGCCCGCCGCCGAGATAATGGTCTCGCGGCAGGATGACGCGATGGAAGGTGTCGCCATCCAGCTTGTTCAGGAACCGGATGATGTGCAGCCCGTCGCGGCGCTCATCGAAATACCAGCCCGACAGGACGATGCTGTAAGCGCGCTTCCAGGGATGATCGTGGAGCCCGCGGTCCGGATCCGAGCCGACGAACCGGTGGAGGTAGATCCTCCACCCGAACGGGGTGCCGATGTAGTAGCGCTCCAAATAGGGGCGGCCGTCCTCCTGGATGAGCCGGCAGGGCAGGCGGGCGCTCCAGGCGAGCAACAGGCGTCTCACAACTCGTTCTCCATTTCCTCCAGGGCCGCGCCCGCCGGCTCGGGTGGCGGATCACACCGGATATCCATGCCGCGGCAGGCCGGACAGCGCCCCCATGCGGCGGCGAGCTGGGTGGTGTTGCCCCGCCATGTGCAGCGCAGGCACAGCCACCGCAGCTCGCTCATCCCGCGGGAATGGCGTCCGGTGACGGGGAGGGGAGGGCGGCCAGCAGCACGAGAAGATCCGCCACATCGACGCACACGGCGCCGTAGGCGCACTGCTTCTCGGTGCCCGCCATCGCGGCCCGGCTCAGCCGGGCGGCGTTCATGCCCGCGGTGACGGCGGCCATGGTTTGCGCCCGCGAGGTCTCCAGGGTCAGCATCCGGCGCAGATGCAGGACTTGCGCCTCCAGCTCCGCGATGCGGGCTTGGACGGCGGCGGGCACGTCAACAGGCATGGGCGTCTCTCCGCGTGGCTACCAGGGTTGTTACACCCGTTCAGGCGGCCTTGGCAGGCACGCGGGGGCGGCGCGTGAAGGTGATGGCCTTGCCATCTTCCGTCCAACGCGCATCCACTTCGCTGAAATGCGCGACTTCGGCGAGATCGCCCGTGGTCACGGTCAGCTCATCGACATTGAGCAGCTTCATGGCGAGGCCGACGAGCAAGCGCTGGGTGGCGAGTTCGCGGCTGGCTTGGCGCTCGGCCCAGGCTGAGAGGACATCCGTTGCTCTCATTCTCGTAATCTCCTCACCCGCAGCGCGTGTATGCCCTGACATAAACGCGCCGCTACCGCTGTGCAATCCGGCGCGCGATACGTTACGCAACACGAGTAATAACGAGACACAGCATCAGATCGCGGCTGGAGGTCTCGAAGGATCCAGTCTCCATCCGATACTCGGGGTTGTCGAGCGCCAGCTTCCGTCCGCGGGTCAGGGCAGAAGTGCCCGCATTGATGAGCCTCTCGCGGGCCTTCGCAACCGACGCGCGTGTGGCGGTGTCGAAGTCGATCCGGTGCGCGCGTGCGACCGATTCACCCACGTTGAGATCGGCTATCTGTTGCGGCAGGCTGATGGGTTTATTCGGCGCAATTTTTGCCATGACGGACTCCTTCAGTGGGTCCGAGCATGGCTGATACGCTTCTAGCGTGTCAAACGGGTCTATTTTTCCGGCTGGGTGGCGAGGTTTTCCCCGCTCCGTGGCGGGGGCGGGCTCATAGGGCGGCAAGGCATGCCATGACAATCCATTTTTCCGGGCGGGGTGACGAATTCGCCCCGTCAATGTCCGCCGCGTGACATTCGCCGCAATCGGGCGGTCTATTTTTCCGGGCAGGGTCAAGCGATTTCCCCGTGTGAATCCATTTTTCCGGGTGGGGTGTGGCCTTTTCCCCGCGAAGCCATTTCCCCGAGCCGGCGGCGCTGCCCGCCACGGCGAGGGCGCGTGCACGCGTGAACCGGAGCGGCCGGGCACGGGCAGGGGCGCGAGCATATGAGGCGGGGAAGGGGG